GCCGGCGGTGACGTCGCCGCCTGGGCCCGCCTGCAGCGTGCCCGCACCATCCTGTCCGACCACCACCACCAGGAGGCCCCCTGATGTCCGAGCCCACCCGCACTCCCCAGCCCGGCGACCTGCTCCCCGACTCGGCGATCGTCGTCACCCACATGACCGTGGCCGCTGCCGCCGTCCTCACCGACGCCGGCGGCAGCGACGCGATCGTCGTGACCGCGCACGGCATCCTCGCCACCGGCGAGAGCTCCCATGCCACCCTCGTTCTGCCGCCGGAGGGCGTGGCCCGCATCGCCGAGCAGTTGCTCACCACCACTGCCGCCTACCAGTCCCGCCACGCCGCTCCCGGCGACCCGGCCCCGGGCACGCCGTCGTGAGCGCCGGCCGCAAGCCCGTCGTCTACCCGACCCCCGGACCCGACGGCGGCCAGCCCCGCCGCGTCGAGATCTACCCCGACGGCGGCGGGCTGTGGCGGTACCGCGTCAAGGCCGGCAACGGGCAGGTCGTCGGCACCCCCGGGCAGGGCTACACCCGCAAGGACGGTGCCCTCCGCGCCGCCCGCCGGGAGCACCCCCCGGTTCCCCGCCTCCGATGACCTTCCACCGACCAGCTGAGGAGCTGACCATGCTCACCACCGTCCCCGTCCCCGCCGACGATCTTCCCCCCGAGCGGGCCGCGATCCTCGACCTCGCCGGGGAGCTGGTCCCGCACGCCGCGCAGCTCGTGGCCGCCGTCCGCGACGAGGGCCCCGACGTCGTCCAAGCGCTGCTCGCCGCCACCCCCGGGGGCCGCGTCGACGCCCTCGCCGTCATCCTCGCCGGCATGGTCGACCCCGACCGCACCGTGCGGTCCCTGCTCGCCTGGTCCCTCGAGGGCCCCGTGCCCACCGTCGGACACCCGCCCCTGCTGTCCGGGCGGGAGCCCCGCGAGCACGGCACCGAGCGCGGCTACCGCCAGCACCGCACCGCCGACGATCCCGCCTGCCCCCCGTGCACCGCCGCGCACACCGCAGCCCGCGCCGCCAGCCGAGCGGCCTGACCCCGGGAGCCCCCCGTGCCCCTCTCTCGTTTCCCCGCCCGCAGCGGCCCCGCCACCGGGCTGCTCCGCCCCCGCCCCCGGCCCGTGTGCGGGCTGCCCGCGGCCACCGGCCCCTGCCACCTGCTCGCCCACCACGACGCCACCTGCCTCGCCCTCCCGCCCCGGCCCGCCCGCGCGTGCCCCATCCACCCTGGAGCCACCCCGTGACCCGACCCGTCGGCCGCTGCGTCAACTGCTTCCACGACTTCAGCACCGGCCCGTGCGGTGGCTGCGGCGCCATCCCCGGCCCCCACGACACCGACACCGTCCCCGTCACCCGCGTCACCACCGAGCCCGCGCCGGACACCTGGGCCGAGAACCGCGGCCCCTTCACCCTCATGGCCCTCGCCTGCGACCACCCCGACTGCGGCACCCCGGCCCTCACCGCCGACATCCGCGCCGACACCCGCGTCCAGGCCCTCGCCGGCATCCGCGACCACGGGCGCCGGCTCGGCTGGACCGTCACCGACGACGCCGCCTGGTCCTGCTGCCCCCAGCACGGCCACCCCACCACCCCCGCCGAGCAGCCCGCCAGCATGCTCGGCGTCCCCGGCACCGGCGACCAGTGACCGCCACCTTGCCCGGCATGCCCGAGCTCCCCGCACCAGCACCCGCGGCCCCGCCGGTCCCCGAGCCGGCCCCGCCCGTCGTCCAGCTCACCGAGCACGACGTCCTCGAAGCCCTTCGCCGCCGGTACAGCATCACGTACGGCAACGGCGACCGGTGGGCGTTCGCCACCCACGTCCGCTGCTCGGCCGGCTTCGGCCGCGGCGGCCTCATCCGCACCGCCGACGCCGTAGCGATGGACCTCTGGCCCAGCCAGGGCCTCGCCATCCACGGCCACGAGGTCAAGGTGTCCCGCTCAGACTGGCTCACCGAGCTCCGCGCCCCCGAGAAGAGCTTCCCCGTGCGCCGCTACTGCGACCGCTGGTGGCTCGTCGTCGGCCACCGCAGCATCGTCAAGCCCGGCGAGCTCCCCGACGGCTGGGGCCTCATGGAGGTCGCCGAACGCCGCACCTCCACCTGGAACCGAGAGCGCCGCGGCTACGACGTCGGCATGGAGCGGTACGCCCGCGTCATCACCCAGGCCCCCAAGCTCACCCCCGAGCCCCTCGACCGCGACTTCGTCGCACCCCTCCTGCGCGCCGCCGTCCGCACCGAGGCACGCCGCCTCGACCGCCTCACCGAAGGAGCATGACCATGAGCCCGCTGCGCGTCACCCGCACCACCACCGTCACCATGCCCGGCTCCGGCGGCATGAGCCTCGGCGACCTCCGCGCCCTGGTCGCCCAGCTGGACGGCGCCGACGACGCCTGCCGCGTCACCATCCGCCAGGACCGCGGCGACCAGCGCGACCAGCGCGACACCGGCTCCACCACCATCACCGTCACCGGCGTCGGCGCATGACCCGCCCCACCCCCGAGGAGATCCGGGCCCGCGTGGACGCGCGGCAGCCCCGCGTCTCAGACGACGGCCACTCGATCAACCCCGCCCACGTCGCCCTCGAGTCCTCCCTGCGCACGCAGTACGGCTACCCCGCCTGGATCCACGCCCTCGACGGGCCCGGCCGGTTCCGCCCGACGCCCGCCCTCGTCGGCGACGACTGGCTCCCCGCCGGCACCGTCGGCCCCGAGCACCTCGGCTGGTGGTTCCACCTGCGCCCCATGCGCGAACCCGCCCGCCTGCTCGCCATCGAGCACGGCGGCCCCTTCACCGTCCCCCCCGAGGTCCCCGACGACCTCTGGCCCCCCACGCTCGGCCTCGTCCCCGGCCGGACCATCTCCGCCTCCCTCAGCACCCACCTCATCGCCCAGCCCGCCGGCCCCCGCCTCGCCTACCACCTGTGGTGCACCCCCGGCGAGCGCGTCTCCCTCGTCCACCCCGACCACCCCGCCCTGGAGCACCTGCTGTGACCACCACCCCCACCCCCGACCGCGTCGTCACCGGCGCCCAGATGCGCGACGCCCGCGCCTGGACCGAGCAGCACCGCGGATGGCTCGAGGCATGGACCTGCGCCGAGCGCGTCCTCGCCGTCACCGGCGTCCTCATCAGCGACGGCACCGGCGCCGTCGACAACGCCGACCTGCAGGCCGCCATCCGCGACCCCGATACCGTCGACCTCACCCTCGACCTGCTCCAGGACCTCGGGCTCGGCTGTGGCGTCTGACCTCCCCCCACCCACCCCGCTCCCCGCGCAGCGACCCGACCGCTGGTCGAAGGCCGCCCGCGAAGCCGCCATCGACCTCCGCACCCGCCTCCGCCTCACCAACAGCGGGCAGCGGCTCATCAGCGGCGTCATCTACTCCCTGCTCCGCGAGCACGGATCCCGCGCCCACCGGCACGGCCGCGAGTCCGCTCTCCGCGACGCCTGGTCCGCCGTCGTCGCGCTCCCCCCGGACGCCACCGCCCGCGACGCCGCCCGCCTCATCAGCGCGATCCCCCTGGAGTCCCCCGATGACTGACCCCCTCCCGGTCCGCGGCCCGCTGTGCGACCAGCAGGAATCGATCGACGGCGACCCGACGGGCCCGGTGCTGCGCTGCCACCTGCCGGCGGGCCACCGCAGCGAGGAGCACTACGACCGCACGTTCGGCCTCGTCTGGCGCCGCACCGCCCCCCAGGACCCCACCATCTGCGCCTGCGGCCACCCCGACAACCGCCACTACTGGTTCGGGGAGCACCCCTGCGCGATCGGCTCCCGCTGCGGCTGCACCGCGTTCACCCCCGCCCAGCCCCTCGACGTGCCTCAGCGCCTCGACGTCACCGTCAACCACCCCGGGGTTCCCCAACCCCGCACCGGCGACTAGCCCGACGTCACCCCCGGGGGCCGACCCACAGCCAGCACCCCCGGGGGCATCCGCCTCCACCACGGGCGGGCCTCCGAGCCCCATGTCCCGCATGCGCGCAGGCTCACCCTCCACCGGCCAGTACGCCAGCCCTGCCCGCGCGCCCCTCCCTACCCCGCGCGACGCGCCGACCAACCCCCACCCAACCGGTGCAGCCGCTCACCCGCTGTCACACTGGTCGGAGCTACCCGTCAGCAGACCATCACGCTCCGAATCGGGGGAAACTTCCGCGTGGCACAGCCCTGGGAGCGCCTCACCGGCGAATCCGCCAAGGCCTTCGAGGCGTTCGTGCTCTACCGCGACGCCGGCACCGACCGCAGCTTGGCGAAGGTGGCGCGCACGTTGGGCAAGTCCACCACCCTGGTCGAGCGGTGGTCCGCCCGCGACGCCTGGGTCCTCCGCGTCGAAGCGTGGGACGTCGAGCAGGACCGGCTGTGGCGCCGCCAGCAGCTCGCCTCCCGCGCCGAGGTCGGGAAGCGGCACCTGCGCATCGCCAACGCCATGCAGGACCGGCTCGTCCGCGCCCTCGCCTCCCTCGACGTGGCCACCATGAGCGCCCGGGACATCGGCTACTGGCTGGAGGTGTCGGCGAAGGTCCAGCGGCAGGCCCTCGGCCAGGGCGACCACGTCGCCGTCACCGGCGAGGGCGGTGCCCCCATCGAGCTCACCCACCTGTCCCCCGACGAGGCCCGCGCCCGGCTCGCCGAGGTGTCCGCGGAGATCTCCCGCCGGCTGGCCGCCGACCCCGAGGCGATCCCCCTGGGTGGTGCCTTGTGAGCGCCGTCCAGGTCATGCAGGTCATCTGCGACGGCCCCGGCTGCCCCGACGAGTACGGGCCGGTCGACGTCTCCAACGTGCGGGCCCGCGGTGTCGCCGCCGGGGAGGGCTGGACCCGCCGATCTGACGGCGGTGACCTGTGCCCCGCCTGCACCCGCGCTGCCGACGTCGTCCGCGCTGCTGCTGCTGCCCGCGTCCGCTCCTACGCCCCGGAGGGTGCCCGATGACCACCACCACCTGGTCGACCACCGTCACCGTCCCCCCGGGCCCGTGGGCGCAGCTGCTGGCCGACGTGCGCCGGCTGCTCACCGTCATGGCCGCTGGCGGGTCCAGCGTCACCGGCCCCGGCGCGGCCAACACCCCCGTGCTGACCGCGGAGTCGATCGCGTTCACCGTCACCGCCCCCGCCTCCCAGCCCCTCGCCGTTGTGTTCACCCGCGAACCCGGCGACGGTTCCCTCACCACCAATGCTCCGCACACCGACGGGTTGGTCCTCGTCGCCCTCGAGCGCGCCGCCCGCCACTGGGGTGTGCTGCTCACCTGGACCAGCGACGCCGGCACCATCAGCCGCGCCGTGGCCACCACCCTTGTGGAAGTCCTGTTCGGCGCCGACGACCGGACCATCGACGGCCGGGACGCCCCGCAGGCCGAGGAGCTTGTGTACCAGGCGGTGCCGCGGGCGTTCGCCGCCGCCGGAGAGATCCCTCCCGGTGATCTGGTGCCTCGCGCTGCTGCCCTGCTCACCGCTGTCCTCGAGCAGCTGCAGGCCGAGCGGGACGGCTACCTGGTTGCCCTGCAGGTCACCACCAGCACGCCCGCCCTCCCCGTCCCCCCGGCTGCGCCGTGAGCCCCGCCGAGGTACGGGCCGCCCTCGTGACCGACGCCGAGCAGCTCGAGGCACTGGCCGCCGTCCACGCCCGCACCGCCGCCGCGCTCCGCCGGGCCGCCGCCGCTCTCCGCCGCGACGCCGGCCCCGTTGCCGGCATCCCCGTCACCGCCATCCCGGAGGCCGCATCGTGAGAACCCGCCTCGCGTTCCTGATCTTCGTGCTCGCCGCCCGCCGCCCGCGGACGCACCCCGGCCCGATCGGCTGGTCCGCGCAGGCGTGGCGGCAGTACGGGCGCATGGGCGAGCTGTCGTGATCGCCCGCCTCGCCCGCCGGCTGCTCTGCCGCACCGGCCACCACGACCCCGTCCGCTGCGCCGGCGCCGCCGACCACGCCTGGACGTGGCGGGACGGCGCGTGGCGCGCGGAGATCGTCCGGCCCCTGCCGTGGCTCACCCCGAGCACTCGCCGACTGCTCGACCCCGCCCTCGCCCCTGACCAGCCCGTTCGTGCCCCTCGCCCACCGGCGGGTAAGAACGATCATGAGGCCCGGCACCGAGGTGAGGCATGACCCGCGCCCGCGCCCTGCTGCACCGCGCCCTCGACGCCGTCCACCGTCAGGCGTTCTACCTCCGTGTCGCCTGGCACACCGGCCGCGCCGAGTACCACCGGCAGCGCGGCGCCTACTGGCGGGCTGTCGGCCACGGCCAGCGCCAGGCGTGGGCCGACGCCGACCCCATGCGCACGGCCTGCGCGTCTCACCGGTGCGGCTGCACCGGCCCCGACGGCGTCAGCCACCCCGACCGCACCTGCGGCCCCTGCCCCGACTGCGGGCAGCTGTGACCACCGAGGAGACCCCCGTGCCCGGACCCGCCCCCCAGCCCGTCGAGCCCGACCCCGCCCCGCGGATCAAGTCCGAGCTGCCGGTCATCTTCGACCCCGAGCACGGCGTCCACTCCCGCACCGCCTACTTCCCCGGGCCCACGCTGCAGCAGCTTGAGGACGGCCTCGCCGCCCTCCTCGCCGCCGGCGTTCCCTCCGACGCCGTCGCGTTCTGCCCGAGCGCCCGCGGCCCCATCGACGTCCTCAACTTCGAGTGGTTCACCTACGTCCCCCGCTGGCCGTCCGTCACCCCCGGCGACCGCCGCGTCCCCCGCGGGCGCGGCGGCTGCCGCCCGTCCCTGCTCGCCCGGCTGCTCGGCCGTGGCTGACCGCTCTCGCGGCGGCTACCTGTTCCTCCGCAGCCACCTGTTCGGCCACGACCGCCAGCCCCCACCGCCCGCACCCGCCGGCGGCGGCGGCATCCCCTACCCCGACCGCGCACCTCTGGAGCCCCCCGTGTCCGAGCACCCCGCCCCGCCCCTGTCCCTCGGCGACGCCGACGTCGAGATCAAGGAGCCCGGCCTGTCCGACGGCTACCTCGCCGACGCCGAGACCTGGGAGTCCCCCACCCTCGTCTCCCCCGAGCGGCTCGCCCTCATGCGCATCGACCGCGTGCTCGGCAACGAAGGCGCCATGAGCGAGCACGGCGTCGGCCGGATCCGCGGCCTGGTCCTCCGCGCGCTGCGCGCCCGCCCCGCCGAGCCCGAGCCCCGCGGCGTCGACGTCTACGTGCCCAGCGACGTCCACTACGGCGGGATGCGCGTCCGCCACCCCCGCGGCGACGAGGTCCGGTTCACCCCCGACCGCGGCCTCACCGTCCTCGACGTCAAGGGCCAGCCGGTCGCCGGCTACGCCCACGGCTCGTGGGTCTCCTACCAGCTGAACGACCCGACCGCCGACCAGCCGCCTACCCCCGCCGAGCCGACGGCGTGAGGCGGCGACCGGCCGCGTGGCGGCGGCACGCCCGGGCCGAGTGCCCCGGCTGCCACCGGTCGGTCACCGCCCTCCGCTCCCCGACCAGCGGCAACCTGCTGCTGGTCGAGCACCACCGCCCCCGCACCCACGTCATCTGCGAGCCCACCCCCGGCGCCGGCATCGGCCACCGCTGGTGGGCCGCCCCGTCCTCCGAGGTCCCGCCCCGATGACCCAGCCCACCCCCGTCCGCGCCCGCTCCGTCCGCATCGCGCCCCTGGACACCGACAGCGTGGCCCACGCCTGGACCGGCCTCACCGACGCCTTCACCGGCTTCACCCCCGTCCTCGACCAGATGGTCGGCGACTTCCGCGACCTCAACCTGCAGCTGCACCGCACCGCCTCCGTCACGTTCCGGCCGTCCCGGCGGCTGCGCCGCATCGTGCTCGGCCCGCGCTGGACCTACGACCGCCGTCGGCACCGGCAGGTCACCCGCCGCAAGGCCCTCGCCCGCCGAGGCCGGCGATGACCGCCCCCGACCCGTTCGCCGTGTTCTCCCAGCGGATCCACGCGCTGCTCGACACGGGAGGCGTGCCTCCCCTGCCCCCGCCATCGAACGCCCCCGGCTTCCAGGCCCCCGAGCTCGGTCCGCTGCTGGAGTCCCTCGCCCGCGGCCTCGACGTGCCCCGCATCCTGCTCGGGCTCCACGGCCCGAGCCTGCCCACGCCGCCCCCGACGCGCCGCGTGCGGGCCGCGCGCCGCGTCGGGCAGGCCGGGTGGCGGCTCGGCCACACCATCGCCCACGCGGGGCGGCTGCTCGAGGCCGCCGGGGACCGGGTCATCGACGCCGGCGACCGCCTCGCCGAGCGGGTGGCCGGCCAGTGAGCGACCTCGAGCGCGAGCCCGACCGGCCGCTGCCCCGCCGGTTCCTCACCGACTGGACCGCCGAGGTCCACCGACACCACCCCACCGCCTTCCGCCGGCGCGAGCGGTGGCGCATCGACCTGTGGGCCGGCGCGTTCGGACCCGAGACGCACGTCGTCCTCGGCACCCACGCAGACGCCCTCGCCGCCGTTGAGCAGATGCTGCGCGCCAAGCGCGCTGCCCAGACCGCCCCACCCTCCGTGCGCTACCGACTTCCCGGCAAGGAGTCCCGGTGACCGCGCCCGCGCAGCCGTTCGGGCCGCTGTCCATCGACACCTGCTCCTGGCACACCCTCGTCGCCGAGCTCGGCGACCCCCTCGAGGGCCGGCCCGTCCCCCGCCGCCTCCCCCCGGAGCCCGCCCCGCCGACGGCGCCCGCTCCCCGCGTGCCCGGGCCCGGGCTGCGCCCCACCGTCCGGCGGCACGCCGCCCCCGACCCCACGCCCGGCCCGGTCACCCGCCCCGCGGCCGAGACCCGCCCCCCCGCGGGCAGCACCGTGTGGACCCCCCGCGACGCCGAGGGCGACACCACCGCCATCACCCTGCCCGGGCCCCCGTCATGAGCCGCGCCCTGCTGGCCGTCCTCACCGCGCTGGCCGCCACCGTCCTCGCGGCGCTGGTCCTCGCCCTGCTCGTGCTCGAGGTGCTGCTCGCCTGCCTCGGCGTCGTCGCAGCCGTGGCGGTCCTCCGATGACCCGCGTCTACCGTGTGCGCACCGGTCTGGTGCTCGAGCACCTGGTCGAGGCCGAGTCCGCCATCGAGGTCCACCAGGCGCTCGCAGCCGCCCGAGCCGAGGGCATCGACCTCGAGGGCACCGGCACCGTGTGGGCCGGCCCCGACCTGATCTCTATCGAGGTGCTCCCTTGACCGCCGTCCTGCCCCCGCGCCCGGTCGCCGAGATGACCGACGCCGAGCTCGAAGCCGAAGCTCTCAAGCTCCTCGAGTACGACGACGCCCGCGCCCGCGCCCGGCCCTCCGACAAGTGGCCGACCCCCGGCGCGCTCGCCGTCGACCTCGACCACCGCACCGTCCAGACCGAGGCCCTGCGGCTCATCGACGCCGCGATCGTCAAGTGCCTGGACACCCCCGACGGCCGGCTGATCATCTCCATGCCTCCCCAGGAGGGCAAGAGCCAGCGCGCCGTCCGCCGCGGCGTGCTGTGGGCGCTGCGCCGCAACCCCGCCACCCGCGCCGCGATCGTCTCCTACGAGTCCGACGTCGCCCGCCGCTGGGGCCGCGCCATCCGGGACGACATCCGGCAGCACCCCCGGCTCGGGCTCCGCGTCCGCCGCGACGTCGCCGCGCAGAACGAGTGGCAGCTGGAGGACCACGACGGCGGCGTGTTCACCACCGGCATCGGCGGCGCCCTCACCGGCCGTCCCGTCGATCTGCTCGTCATCGATGACCCGGTCAAGGACCGCAAGACCGCGGACTCCGAGACCTACCGCGAGGACGCCTGGAAGTGGTGGACCGACACCGCGGCCTCCCGTCTCGCCGCGGGCGCCCCCGTCATCCTGATCATGACCCGCTGGCACGAGGACGATCTTGCTGGTCGGCTCATCGCCCAGGACGAGCGCGGGGAGGGCGAGGGCTGGACCGTCATCAACATCCCCGCCCAGGCCGACCACGACCCCGAGAAGGGCGAGACCGACCCCCTCGGCCGGCAGCCCGGGGAATTTCTGCGGTCGGCGCGTCGGCGCACCCGCGCGCAGTGGGAGCAGATCAAGCGCCGCTCGATCAGCACCTGGACCGCCCTCTACCAGGGGCAGCCCTCCCCCCCGGAGGGCACCCTGTTCAAGCGGGGCGGCTGGGCCCGCTACGACGCCCCGATCGCCATCGCCCGCGCCGACGGCTCGATGTGGGTGCCGCTGCAGCCCGGCGACCAGCTCGCGCAGTCCTGGGACATGGCCTTCAAGAAGACCTCCACCTCCGACTACGTCGCCGGCGGTGTGTGGCTCAAGCGCGGCGGCCAGCTGTACCTGCTCGACCTGGTCAACCGGCGCATGAGCTTCACCGAGACCGTGGACGCCGTCCGCGCCATGTCGGCCCGCTGGCCGCAGGCCATCACCAAGCTCATCGAGGACAAGGCCAACGGCACCGCCGTCATGGACTCCCTCCGCAACGAGGTCGTCGGCCTCACACCCGTCGAGCCCGAGGGCGGGAAGGTGGCCCGCGCGAACGCCGCTGCACCCCTCGTGGTCGCCCACAACGTCGTCCTTCCGGCCGCGGAGATCCTGCCCGTGGTGGAGGAGCTCATCGAGCAGGCCGCCGGGTTCCCGAACGCCAAGCACGACGACATGGTCGACCAGCTCACCCAGGCCGCCCTCGCCCTCGTCATCAACCCCCTCGTCGGGGAGGCGCAGCTCGGCGGCGCCGCAGGTCTCCGCATCGGCGGCGGCGGTGGCGGAGGTGGTCTCGGGCGACGTCCGGGCATCGGTCGCTGAACGAACACCCCCAGCCAGCTTGCTTCCTCCCAGACCCGAGGGATCCTGCCGTGACCCACCACCAGCCCAGCACCGACGCTGCGCCCGTTCAGCTCGAGGACTTCCGCACCGCGCAGTACGTCGACGCCCTCGACGCCGCCATCGCCGACGCCGCCGTCTGCTCCGACGACCCCGGGGCCGGCCCCCCGCCGTCCTACGTGCCGCCGCACCCGGACTCCCCCGTCGGCCGCACCGCGCGCCGGCTGGCCGCGGACCGGGAGGCCGGGGTCCTCCCCGGCGCCGAGCCCGGGCAGGGCGTCGAGGTGCTCCGCTTCCTCACCGACCACGAGCTCGGCGCCTGGACCGAGGCCATCCTCGCCGAGCACCACCGGCGGCGCTGCCAGTTCGCCGACTACCGCGAGGGCGCCCGCCGGCAGGCGGCCGGCTCGTGATCGGGCAGCTCGTGTCGGAGCTGCTCCTGCGGGCGCAGGCATGGTGGGTCACCTACCGTGAGAACCGCACCACGCACTGCACTTGGTGCCTGCAGGGCGTCGACCCCCTCGACGCGCTCACCACGGTCCGCGATCGCCGGATCGTGCACCCCGGCTGCAAGCCCGCCGCCGATCTACACGAGGACGTCTGGTCATGACCTGGACCCTGCTGGCCATCATCTGCGCAGGGTGGTTCCTGCTCGGCGCCCTGCTCGCCCCCGCGCTCGGCATCGGCATGCACCGCGCCGACGCCCTCGAGCGCTGCTACCGGCCCATGCCCGGCAGCAGCGCGGTCCTGCTGCCCCCACGTCCGGCCCAGCCCGAGCAGCGCGTGCTGGACCGGGCCGCGCGCCGCCGCTGATGGTCGAGGGCGCGCACGTCGACCTGGCCGCCGGCCTCTGGGCCGTGCTCGCCGTCGTCCTGGCCGCCGCGCTCATCGCCATCGCCGTCCACCTGCTGCGCCGACCCAAGGAGCCGCCCGTGTGCGCCGAACCCGACTCCGGCGGAGTCCACCCCCTCCAAGCCCCCGACCCGGTCGGCGCCCGCGCCTGCTCGTGCGGCACCGTCCGGCGCATCCCCCGCACCGACACCACCGAGCTGATCGCCCTCCCCCTGGCCGCCGTCCCCGAGCTGCCGCTGGAAGAGCTGCCCACCGACGAGCGCCCTGCGCTGCACCTCGTCTGGGCACGCCGGTGACCGCCCTCGAGTGGGCACAGATCGCCGGCGTCGCCCTCGCTACCGCGCTGGTCCTGATCGTGCTCGTGATCACCGAGGTCGGCGTCGTCGGCATCTGGAACGCGATGCGGGACGCGCTGGCCGCCGTGTGGGAGACGATCGCCGCCGTCGCCCACCGCGTCGTCCACGGCCGGCCACCCCGCCGCGCCGTCCCCGCTGGAGGAACCGTGCTCGAGCTGCCCGGCGACCACGCCGCCATCCTCAGCACCCTCGCCCCCGACGTCCGCGCCGCCCTCGGCCACCCGGATCCTGAACCGGAGCCGGAGCCGGAGCATGTGCTCGAGCCCCCGGGCGGAGCGACCGCCGTCGTGCCTCTCGCCATCCGCGTCGACCCGAACGGGAAGCTGCGGCAACTGCTGGAGGACACGAAGGCCCGGGTCGACGCCTACGAGCGCACGATCCTTGACCTGCGCCAGCAGCAGGCCCAGCTGGACCGCAGCTTCGCCGCCGCGCGCTCCGGCGAGGAGGTCATCGAAGTTCGGGACATGGCCGGCCGCGTCCAGTTGTTCCCTGCCGCTCCCGAACCCGAGCGGCTGTGAGCAGTCGCCGACTGCACGGCCCCCACCCTGGGGACGGCGAGGTGCGCGCACCGTGACCGAGCACCTCGCCGACGTGTGGCCGGCCCTGCTCGTGCTGGTCGTCCTGTTCGGCGGCGGGCTCATCGTCCTCAACCGCGCCGAGGAGGTCGGCCTGGCCGTCATCATCGCCGTCGACCTCGCGCTGCTCGCCGGGGTCGTCGCCCTGCTGCTGCTTGTCACCGGCGGCGGGTAGCGTCCGCGGCAGTCCCCGGCGTGAGGCTGGGGTGGACGCCCGTGATGGGCAGAGCGGAGGGCGTCATGCCCCGCGAGACGATCACCGGCACCGGCAGGGACGTGGACGGCTTCGTTGTCCAGGTCGGCTGGGCCTCGACCCACAACGACGTGCAGCTCGGGATCGAGACCAGCGACGGACGGTCGCTGGTCACCCAGCTGTACGGCTCAGCGCAGCAACTGGAGCGCATCGGGAAGCGCGCGGTCGCCGCAGGCTGGCGGACCATGAGCCTCACCCCAGATTTGGAGGGGCTGAACCCGGAGCAGGCCAGGGCGCTGGCCGAGACGTACCGCGAGATCGGCCGCGAGGTGCTCAACGCCGTGCAGGACGGACCGGACCCCGCCACCCGCGAGGAGGCCAGGCCCACGTATGGCTACGAGAACGCATGGACCCACCTCGACCGGTCCGGCGTGAACCGGTTGGTCAAGGTGCTGCGGCGTGCTCGTGATGCCGCGTTCGGAGCCGACGAGTAACCTGCTCCGCAGACCCCCGCCGACCGCTGACCTTCGGGTGAAGCCGGGGGAACCAGCCCGTAGTCGGTGGAGGGCTGGAGCCGCCGTCCCGGGGGGAGCTCACCTGGTGTGCGGGACGGAGCAGCACTAGCGAACGAGCAGCCCAGCACCCGGGGCCCCGGTGGAGCTGCGCAGACGGTCCCTCTCGCGTGCGAAGCGAGAGGGACCGTTCTCGTGCTCGCCCGTGCCCGCGCGCCTACGAGCAGGGTGCGCCGGGCGCGGGTCAGCGGTGGGCCTGCTGAACCCCGCGCCGGCGCGAGGTACGGGTCCTCGCCGCTAGCCGCGGGGTGGAAGCCGCGAACGGCGGCGGGGCCCCGCTCCGCAGCTACCCTGAGCGTGCTGCTGGCCACGGGCCGGGCGTCCCCCGCGAGCCCGTGAGGCACCCGTGAAGCCCTGGACGCGCATCCCCGTCGCACTGGACACCGTGCCGGGCGGACGGCGGTGCCGGCTCGGCTGGCACCGCGTGCGCTGGACGCTCAGGAGCGCCATCGGCCGTCCTCACGAGTACGTGCCCGCGTGCACGCGCTGCCGCGGCGTCGCCTGCTGGTGGCTGCGCGACCGGCGCCGGTGACCGCCGTGCTCGAGCTGGAGCGCCGGGCAGCCACGGGGGGAGCTGCCCGACGCCCCCGCAGTGTGCCCCACGCCCCCGCTCCCCGCCCGTTGGGGCCGAGTTGGGAGGCGGCGAGTCGTCCGGTAGTCAAGCGGACACGCGCAGTGATACTCCGGCGCGTGATCTTCGCCGTCATCACCGTCCTGGCCGGCCTGTTCGCCACCGCCCGCCTCACCCGCCTGCTCTCCGCCGACCGCGTGCTGCTGCCTCTCCGCGCCGCGATCGTCCGCCGCTTCGGCCCCAGCTCGGCCCTGGGCTACCTCGTGCACTGCCGGTGGTGCGTCTCCATGTACATGGCGCCCCCGGTCGCCGCCGCCGTCCTGTGGCTGACCTTCGCCCTCGCCCCCGACGTCGCCGACGCCCTCGCCTGGCCCCACCGCATCGCCCTCGGCGCGCTGCTCGCCCTCGCCTACAGCCACGGCACCGCGCTGCTCGCCGGCCTCGAGGACGACGAGTGACCACCGACCTCCTGCTGCAGGTCGTCACCGCCATGGCCGCCGTCGGGCTGCTCGCCACCCTCGCCAACCGCTACCGCTCCCGAGGTGATCGCTGATGCCCGGCCGCCGCCGCCGCTCCACCGTCGAGGTGGACGAGGGCTTCACCCCCAACGGGCTCGTCGCCTCCGCCGCCCGCCTCGACCTCACCAAGAAGCCCAAGGGCGTGCTACAGCAGGCGTGGCAGGCCGAGGGCTGGGAGTTCTACAACGAGTGCGGCGAGCTGCGGTTCGCCGCGAACTGGTTCGGCAACTCCCTGTCCCGCGCGATCCTCTACCCCGCCGACGTCGCCGACGACGGCAAGCCCTCGGACAAGCCCACCGAGCACCCCGGCGCGCTGGCCGCCGCGTTCGACCTGCTCGGCGGCCCCACCACGCAGTCCCAGATCCTCGCCCAGGTCGGCGTCCACCTCACCGTCGTCGGCGACTCCTACGTCATCGGCGAGACCCCCGTGGACGAGCTCGGGGAGCCCGTCGGCGATGACGACTGGTACGTGGCCTCCACCGACGAGCTGTCCTACTCCGCCGGCGGTGGCTGGCAGATCGACCGCGGCAACGGCAAGCGCACCCTCGACCCGAAGCGCACGATCATCATCCGCATCTGGACGTCGCACCCCCGCAAGCGGTGGCAGGCCGACTCCCCGGTGCGCGCGATCCTCCCCGTGCTGCGGGAGCTGCGGTCCCTCGTGCAGGTCGCCGCCCGCCAGATGGACTCCACCCTCGCCGGCGCCGGGCTGCTCATCCTCCCCAACAACGTGACCTTCCCCCCGCCGTCCGCGGAGGCGCTCGAGGCCAACCCGGGCGCGGACCCCCTCATGCTGATGCTCGCCGAGTCGATCCTCGTCCCCCTGGACGACCCGTCGGACTCCGCCCGCCTCGTCCCCCCCGTGCTCCGCGTCCCGCCGGAGGCCGTCGACAAGGTCAAGCACCTGACCTTCAGTTCGCTGCTGCAGTCGGAGAACCAGGCGTCCCGCGAGGCGTGCATCCGCCGCATCGCCCTCGGCCTGGACATGCCCGCCGAGGTGCTGCTCGGGCTGGCCACCGCGAACCACTGGACGGCGTGGGCCATTGAGGAGCAGGCGGTCAAGCTCCACATCGCCCCGAAGCTCATGGTCATCGTGCAGGCCATCAACGAGGGCTACTACGTGCCCGCCCTCGAGCGGGCCGGCTTGGACCCGTGGAAGTTCACCCTCTGGTTCGACATCTCCGCCCTCACCCAGCGCCCGAACCGGGAAGAGCACGCCCGGGCCGCGCACGCCACCGGTGAGTTGTCCAACGCCGCGCTGCTGCGGGAGTCCGGGTTCGATGAGGAGGACGCCCCCGACCTGGAGGAGCGCGTCGCCCGGCTGCTGCACCAGGTCATCACCGCCAACCCCTCCGGCGCCGGGGACCTGGTGCCCGCGCTGGTGCACCTGTGGAGTGGGGGGAAGGTCTCCGACCTCAACCTCGCCCCCGTCGGTGCCGTCGGCGGGGACGCCCCAGCCGAGGGCGAGGGCGGGGAGCCCGTCTCCGACGTCGAGGGCCCCCCGGCCGGTGGGGAGCCGACCGGCCCGCCCACCGCCGCGGTTGCCGCCCGCGTCACCGCTCAGGTCGTCGCATCCCGCGTCGCCGCCCGCACCCGGGCCGAGGCCGCTGCGCGGGCCGCCGCGTGACCACCACCGCCCCCACCGCCGTCGCCAGCGGGGACACCGTCGCCGCGCACCTGCTCGTCCAGCGCGCCCTCGAGCTGGCCGGCAAGCGGCTCCTCACCCGCGAGCGCCGCGGCTCCTACTCCGGCGACGTCCGACGCCTCCACGAGACCGTCCGCGTCACCGCCACGCAGCTGCCCAAGCTCCTCGCCGGCGCCTTCGACTGGTGCGACGAGCTCGACGGCCTCATCACCGTCGACCCCGCCCGCTTCCGCGCCGAGCTCACCGAGTACGTCGGCGGTTTGTTGCTGTCCGGGCAGGCGCACCGCACCAGCTACCTGCCCGCCGTGCTCCGAAAGGCCCGCTCATGAGCCGCTCCCGCCCCGGCGCCGCAGCGCCGCAGATCGCCGCCGAGCGGCTCATGGAGGACACCAGCGGGCTCGTCCTCACCACGACCCCGCCGCCGTCCCAGTTCGCCGAGCCGGCCACCGGGCTGCTCATCGCCCGCCCCCCGGCCGCGGTCACCGCTGCGGCCGACGACGTCGACACCGGGGAGCAGCACCTCGACCCGTGGCACGAGCAGCGCCTTGACGCCGCCGCGGCCCTCGCCCGGTGGGAACCCCGCATCGAGACCGCCGCCCGCAAGGCCTTGTCCGCGTGGACCGCCGTCGTCGCCAGCGCCGTCCTGGACGACCAGTACCTCACCGCCGCTCCCGACGGGAACCTCCCGCCCGATCCCGGCGCGATCCCCGCGATGGCCAGCACCTGGCGGCGCATCGCCAACTTGCAGATCGTCACCCGGATCGCCGAACTCCTCGACCAGGTGTTCGCGCTGTTCCTCTCCGACGAGCAGACCGTCTCCGCCCGGGCGTGGCAGGAGCAGTACCTCGAGGAGGTGTCCAACCGGCTCGGCGGCGTCGCCGACAGCACCTTCGACCTCGTGCGCACGGTCGTCCAGGACGGCATCGCCGACGGCGCCTCCATCCCCACCATCCGCGACCGCGTCCAGGAATCCCTCGACACCAGCGGGGAGAACTCATGGGCCGGGCGAGCGCAGACCATCGCCCGCACCGAGACCATCGCCGCGTACGCAGGGGGCCAGCTCGCCGCCCACGAGGTGATCGCCGACGCCACCGACGAACCGCTGCACAAGGTGTGGGTGGCGACCATCGGGGACGGCCGCACCCGCGACGCGCACTTCGCCGCCGACGGACAGCGACGACCCCTCGGGGAACCGTTCGACGTCGGAGGCTTCCACCTGGGGCATCCCGGTGATCCGACTGCCCCACCCCACCTCACGGTCAACTGCCGCTGCTCACTCGCCTTCGTGGGCGCCGACGAAGAGTCCAACGATGTCGCTGACCGTGGCTGGCAAGACCCCGCAGAAGTGCAGGCAGAAATCGAAGCCCGTGCCGCCCAGGACCCGCCCGTCGTCCGGGCGTTCGATGACCCCGTAGAGCAGGCGCGGCAGGCCGACATGGTCGACGCAGCCCGGGCCGCGGTCACCGCCGACGCCGGCGCGACCGGGGACCGTTCGGAACCGGACGGTCCCGCCCTCACCGCCGACGAGCCCCTCACGGGGCACACTGATGCTGCTGCTGGCTCCGGGCCGGGCGACTCCTCCGCTCCTGAAGGACGCCCCATGCCCCGAACCTGGAAGTCCGCACCGCACCTCGCCCCGTTCGACACCCCCACCGGCGACGGCCGGATCTTCAAGGTCGGCTCGCTCACCGCCCGCGAGCTGCCGCTGCCGCTGCTGTTCCAGCCCACCAGCGGCTTCGGCCACGACGGCTCCGTCGTCGTCGGCCGCATCCTCGCCGTCACCTTCACCAACCAGGGCATCGAGGCCAGCGGCGACTACCTCGACGCCGACGCCGCCGCGGCCCCCGACCTGTCCAAGGCCATCGAGCAGGCCGTCACCCTCACCGAGTCCGGGCTCGGCCACGTCTCCGTCGACCTCTCCGACGTCGTCGGCGAGCTCGTGGACGAGGACGGCAACCCCGTCTCGATGGAGGACATCTTCGACGCCTGGGACCGCGGGGAGGACCCGAAGGTCCTCGAGCAGGTCTCCGAGGGCAAGCTCATCGCCGTCACCCAGGTCGCCACCCCCGCCTTCGAGGGCGCGAAGATCGAGCTGTCGGCCGCTGCTGCTCCCGCCGCCCCCGGCGGTGAGGCGTCGCTGGAGGACGCCGCTGGCGGTGTCGTCGCGGTCGGCGCGATCGTGGACTACGAGATCGTCTCCGACGACGGCGAGGACGTGCAGGAGTCCGGCCGCGGCGAGGTCACCGGCCTCAACGAGGACGACGAGATGGTGACCCTGCAGCCCACCGAGGTGCCCGTCGGCGCCCCCGTGGAGACGCCCGGCAACCCGGTCACCGTGCCCCTGGCCAACGTCACCGTCGTCACCGCCGCCCCCGAGGAGGACCCGGCCACCGAGGAGGAGGCCGAGGTCAGCCTGCTCGCCGCCGCCGGGCCGCTTCGCCCGCCGGCCGAGTGGTTCGCCGACCCGAAGCTGGCCGGGCCGACCGCGCTCACCATCACCGACGACGGCCGCGTCTACGGGCACGCCGCCCTCTGGGACGTCTGCCACGTCGGGTTCGCCAACACCTGCGTCACCCCGCCGCCGTCCCCGTCGGGCTACAAGCACTTCCACACCGGGGAGGTCGTGACCGCCGACGGCACCCGCGTCGCCGTCGGCAACCTCACCCTCGGCGGCCAGCACGCCGACGTGCGGCTCGCCTACCGGTCCGCGATCGAGCACTACGACGTCCGCGGCGCCGGCGCTGCTGTCGTCCGCATGTACGAGGACGAGTTCGGGATCGCGTTCTCCGGTGCCCTCACCCCCGGCGTCACCGAGGAGCAGATCTACGACCTGCGCCGCTCCCCGGTCTCGGGTGACTGGCGGCGCGTCGGCGGCGAGCTGGAGATGATCGGCGTGCTGTCGGTCAACAGCCCCGGGTTCCCCACCCCCCGGTTCGCCACCGACTCCGCCGGCCGCACCGCGCTCACCGCCGCCCCCTCGGTGCGCCCGGTCGACCCGACCAAGACCCGGTCGACGTCCTCGGCGACCCTGGCGCAGCTCACCCAGCGCATCACCGCCGACGTCACCGCCGCCGTCCGCGCGCAGCTGCGTGAGGAGACCGCGAGCGGGGAGCGCGCCGCCCGGCTCCGCGGGCTGGCCGCCACCGTGCGCCCGGACCGGTCCCGGCACGCCAAGCTCGCCTCGCTGGCCGCCCGGGTCGACCAGCCCCGCCGCGACCGCCTGGCCGCCCTCTCCGCCAGCGTGGTGTCCCGGTGAGCGCGATCGTCGGCGGCGGGGTGCTCGGGCTCGGGCGGGTCGTCCACTACCGGTCCCGCACCGGGCACTACACCGTGCCCGCCATGGTGACCGCGACGCAGGACAGCCTCTACCGGCCCGGCGTCGACGCCGGGTTCGTCGCCGACCTGTCCTCCCCCGAGCACGTGCACCTGCAGGTGTTCACCCCCGGGGTGCCCGGCAAGCGGAAGGACGCCGACGACTTCCTGGTCGAGTCCCCGCACGGCCGGGCCGAGAACGTCAACGGCTCCTACCCGGAGTACGACGTGCCCTACGACGCGGCCGGCGGGCCCGGCACCTGGTGCTGGCCGCCGCGGGCCTAGGACACTGGTCACCATGAGCAACGACGACCTCACGTTCGGCCAGTACCTCGACGGCGTCCGCGCCGCCCGCCGCTCCGGCCGCTGGTGGCACGAGCCGGCCGCGCTGCTGCTCGGCGCGACCATCACGATCGTGGTGCGGCTCGCCGTCCGCGCCATCCCGACGAAGTAGGAGGGCCGGTGGCGGGGATGGGACACTCGTGTGGTGGCACGAGTCCCCATCCCCGCCGACGTCCGGTTCTGGCGCAAGGTCAACCGGGACGGGCCGGTGCCCGCGCAGCGGCCCGAGCTCGGTCCGTGCTGGCTCTGGACCGGCTCAGGTCCACGCGCCTACGGGACGTTCCAACCCGGCACCCGACAGGCCGACCCCAAGGTCTACGTCCACATCTGGGCGTGGGAGCAGGAGCACGGCCCCGTTCCAGACGGGTTCGAACTGGACCACCTATGCGTGACGCCCCTCTGCGTCCGCACAACCCACCTTGAGGTTGTGACCCACGCCGAGAACCGGCGCCGGTCCCGCCTCACCCGCTGCCGGTCCGGCCGGCACGAGATCACCGATGCCACCGCCCGGTGGGATCGGCACGGCAACCGGCGCGGCTGCCTCGCCTGCTGGCAAGAAGCTCAGGCCAGGCGTCCGCCACGAAGGAGATGACGATGGGCAACTGCAAGTGCGGGGGTGCGAAGGGCACCGGCCCCCGGTACCAGCTGAAGGACCCGAGCGGCACGGTGCTCGGCACCTACGTGTCGCGCACCGAGGCGATCGCCGCGATGTCGGCGGCGCCGTCCGGGTCGACGGTCATCACCGTCTCCTGAGGGCTACGCTGCTGGGCCTACCGTCCAAGTAGGTGCACCTCGGTGCGCGATCGAAGGCTCCCCGGTGGGGAGCACTGGAGCCCGTCCCCGCTGCTGGGGGCGGGCTCCAGCCGTTCGTGTCGACTCTCCGCACCGGTGACCAGACGATCTCCCCCCGGCGGGTGAAGAACCGTCCACTTCGACTGTACGAACGCGGGCCGCCTGCCGTCACATGGGTCATGCCCACCACGCGCACCGCCGCCCCCGTCCTCGACGCCGCCCAGGTCTCCGCCGTCCTCGCCCACCCGGCCGGTGTCGCCGTCCTCGACCTCGTCACCGGCGCCATCACCGTCCACACCGACCCCACCAACGAGGTGTGGGAGTCCCCCCGCCTGCTCGTGCTCATCACCCAGGTCGACGTCCTCGCCGCCGCCGCCCTCGCCGCGCGCACCGCCGGCGTCGTCGGCGGCCGACCGTTCCTGGCCACGCTGGTCGACGTCCTCAACGGCGACCTCGCCGACCTCGCCGCCGCCGGGGAGATCCCGACCGAGGACGAGTTCGCCGCCGTCCTGGCCGAGCTCGCCCACTTCGACGCCGAGGTCATCGCGCTGTTCCGCGCCGGTGGGGCCGCATGACCGCCGCCACCCGGGTCGCCCCCCACGACCGGCACCTGGTCGGCCCGGACGGGGACGTGCGCGTCGTCCACGTCCGCGGCCACCGCCGCGAGGTCCCCGCGTGGCTGTTCGAGACCGGCCCCCTGCCGATCCTCGACCGCCCCTCGGACCTCGAGCTGCCCACCATCGCCGACGAGGACCTGCTCACCCCCACCGCGACCAACCCGGTCGTCGTCGTCCGCCCCGGCCTCGTCCGGCTGTACGCCCCGAAGTGCCCCCACGGTCACTTCGCCCGCTGGGCCGCCCACCACTGCACCGCCTGCAACCCCGACCTCGCCGCCGCCTTCACCGGCTCGGCCGCCACCTGCACCGGCACCCGCCGCGACGGGTCGCCCTGCACCCGCACCACCACGCACCGCCTGGCCGGTCTCCCGGCCTGCCACGACCACGGCGGCCAGCCCGCCACCACCAGCTGAGGAGCTGCCATGAACGCCACCACCGCCCCCGTCCTGTCCCCCGCCGACGTCGAGCGCCTCGAGCTGGCCACCCGCGCCGACCTCGTGTCCGGCATCGGCAACCTGACGCGGCTGCGCGTCGGCTCCGCGCACATCACCGCCGGGTTCACCGCCTGGCACGAGTACGCCCTCGCCCGCTTCAGCGACCTGCTCGCCGAGCTGCGGCTGACCATGGAGGAGCGTCGCGCGCTCGTGCTGTCCATGCGCCTCGGGGACGGCGTCAAGGGCGCCTCGCAGCGCACCATCGCCCGCCGCCTCGGCGTCGGCCTCGGCACCGTCGCCGAGGACATCATCGAACTGCGCCGCGCCGGCCTGCTGGACAACGAGCCCGCCAAGGTCGAGTCCGGGGACGGCAAGGACCGCCCCGCCCGCGGCGCCTCCCGCCCCGGCGCCGGTGCCGCCACGCTGCCCCTGGAGCCCCCGACCGGACTGGTGTACCAGCAGGCCGCCGAGTGGCTCCGCCGCGCCGACGCCGGGCTCGTCGTCCACCACGGCGTCACCCTCACCGCCGGGCTCTCCCTGGTCGAGCTGGCCGCCGTCGCCGGCTGGACCGAGGGCAAGGCCAGCGGCGCGCTGTCCTACCTCACCCGCGCCTCCCACGGCTGGGCCGTCCGCCTCGAGGACGTCCGCGCTGGGCAGCGCATCCACGTCCTCACCGCCGGCGGCCGGGTCATGCTCGCCGACCTCGCCGCCGCCGCGGCGACGGTCGAGGACCCGGTGCTCGAGGCCCCGGTCAACCGGTTCGTCGGCGACAGCGGTGACCTCCGCGTCGTCGCCGACGGGGACCGGTACCGCGTCGTCGCCGGGTGACCGTCCGCACCTCCCCCTGTCCCACCATGAACAGGACGGGTCGCTGGCCTGTTCTCCCAGGTCAGACCCCGTTCCGTCACGACGGTTCCCATGCATTTGGGCATGTTCTCCCGCGCCCGATGCCCGTACACTCGACCTGTACGCTTCGCCGCCCACCCGAGGAGTGCCCGTGTCCAACTTCCGCCGCCGTCTCCGCCGCAGCGGTCGCGCCCTGGGTCCCGTGCTGGCCCCCGACACCGGGCCCGTCCCCGAGTGGTCCGCCCGCCGACTGCCTCCCCGCGACGTGCCCGTCCCCGAGTACGGCTCCGACGAGTGGCTCGCGCTGGCCGACAACGACCCCGCGAAGGTCGCCGCCACCGTCGCCGCCGCCGAGGCGTGGCGCATCACCACCCACCCCGCTGCCGTCGCCGACCGCCTGCAGAGCGAGCTCAACGCCGCCCGCTACGTCGCCGACCGCGAGGCCGAGGCCGCCGCCCAGCTCGCGTTCCAGTGCGTCGCCGCCACCGTCGCCTCGAACGCTGGCCGCCCCTCCTACGCCGAGCTGGCCGAGCTGCGCGGGCAGCCCGAGCGCGCCGCCCGCGCCCGCGAGCAGCAGGCCGAGGTCGACGCCACGTTCACCACGCACCTGCGCACCGCCCCGACCCCCGAGCGGACCCCGCTCGGTGCTCCCTCGACCCCGGCCGGGCGCGCGGCCCGCGCCCGCCGGCTCGCCGAGACCAGCCGCTGACCGTCTACCGGTGGACACCGGTTGTGTCTACCGGTAGCGTCGTCCGTGTTCCCCCCACCAGCTGAGGAGCTGATCCCCCTGTCCCGAGCCGAGTTCCTGGCCGCCGTCCGCACCGCCTCCGGTGGCAACCCAGCCGTCCTCAAGCACGCTGTCGCCTTCGCCAACCAGATCGACCTGGCCAACCTGCGACGGCTGGCCCCGATCAGCTACGCCTACGCCGTGGTCATCGACGGCACCCACCGCGTGGTGGTCTGCGGCCAGCGCACCTACGCCCGCGACCGGGTGCCGTTCGAAGCCGCCGCCGGGGAGGTCACCGCCGTCCTGCGCGGCGCCGACCTGCTCGCCGGCCACATCGGCGACCAGCCCACCACCCCGAAGGAGCCCACACGATGATCCGCATGGACGAGGACGCCCTCGTGGCGTCCGTCGACGTCATCGGGCGCACCGGCGCCCGCGACCTCGAGTTCGGCCACACCGGCGAGGACGCCTCCCCGATGACCGAGGTCACCTGGTGGGCCGTCTGCTCCTACCAGGGCACCCGGCTCATGGTCGAGGACCACCCCGACCCGGTGGCTGCCCTCGAGGCGCTCGCCACCCGCGTGCTCACCGGCGGCATGTGCACGCACTGCCGCGGGCTCATCGCCCTCTCCGACGAGGGCGCGGTCGCCTTCGACGGGCACCTGCTCGACGGGTCCCCGATGACCCGCGAGCGCGCCGAGGCGATGCCGCAGTGCCGCTGGCGCCGTGAGGGGAAGCGGTGGGTGCGGGGCTGCGAGGACCGGTTCCCGCTGGTCCCCTCGGGCACCGTCACCGCTGGCCCGAACCGGGCCGCCCGCCGCGCGAAGGGCCGGGGTCGTGGCTGACCGGCCCGACGTCCACGCCCAGGCGCTCGAGTTCTCCTGCTCCAGCTGCGGCGCCGCTCCCGGCACGCCGTGCGCCGAGGTCGGCAACCCGCCCGGCGGCTGGACCCACGGCGCCCGCATCCTGTTCACCGAGGCGGCCAAGGCCGCCGCGCTCACCGACGTCCGGTTCGGCCCACCCCAGGACCCCCCGCCCGAGCTGCACCCCGCCGTCCTCCGCCCGCCCTACCGCTGGCACTGCGGGACATGCGGCCGGTTCGTCCCCTTCGCCACCGTGCGGAAGCTGCCGCCGTGGCCCGGCGAGGCCGACGAGCACGAGCACACCGGCGTCGGCTCGAGCTGCGGCAAGGTCGACGTCGTCTGGGGCGAGACCTGATGAGCGTGTCCGGCATGGTCCCCCGCAACCACCCCGCCCAGGTGCTGCTCCGCGGCCCCGACGACGAGGTGGACGACCGGGCCACCCCGCTCGACCTGTTCCGCTTCCTCGACGGCCAGCACCACTTCACCCTCGACGTCGCCGCCTCCCCGGCCAACACGAAGTGCCCCCGCTACTTCACCCGGGACGACGACGGGCTCGCCCAGCCCTGGGCCGGAGAGTCCGTCTGGTGCAACCCGCCGTTCTCCGGGATCAAGCCGTGGGTGCAAAAGGCCTGGGCCGAGTACTCGACCACCCGCGGCATCGTCATGCTGCTCCCCGCCAACCGCACCGAGCAGCAGTGGTGGCAGCTGCTGGTCGAGCCCCACCGCGACCAGCCCGGGGGCGCCCTCTCCTGCAGCTTCCTGCCCGGCCGGATCCGCTTCCTGCGCCCCGGCCGCACCCGCATCGGCCCAGGTGAACGGCCCCCGTTCGGGTGCCTCCTGCTCACCTGGGACCCCGCTGGCACCGGCCGGTCTCAGTGACCAGTCCTCGCCGGGTGCAGCGGCGGCGCACCGCCGGCTGGCGCATGCCCGAGGGCGTCGTCTACGTCGGCCGCCCCAGCCGCTGGGGCAACCCGTTCGTCGTCGGCGGGGTGCTGCCTCTCGCGCCGTGGGCCGAGCCCCGCCAGCCCGCGCGGCGGTGGACGCCGGAGACCGCCACCGCCGCCTACCGGCGGTGGCTCACCAGCCGCGATCCGCAGCCCGTCCACGGCGTCGACCGCGCCGTCATCCTCATGGGTCTGCCCGAGCTCGCCGGCCGTGACCTCGCCTGCTGGTGCCCCCTCGACCAGCCCTGCCACGCCGACGTCCTGCTCGAGCTCGCGGCCATCTGATGCCCATCCGGCCGGAGAATCGCGACCGGTACCCCGCCGACTGGCCGGCCATCTCCCACCGCATCCGCTTCGTCCGCGCCGACGGCCGATGCGAGTGCCGCGGTGAGTGCGGCCGGCCAGCCGGGCACCTCGCCGACGACGGACGCTGCCGCAACCTGCACGCCGAGCCCGCCTGGTCGACCGGCTCGACCGTCGTCCTCACCACCGCCCACCGCGACCACGTCCCCGAGCACTGCGACGACGACAACCTGTTCGCCGCCTGCCAGGGCTGCCACCTGCACTACGACCGCGCCCACCACGCCGAGACCCGCGCCGCCGGCCGGGTCGCAGCCCTGCTCGCCGAGGGCCAGGCACCCCTGTTCGATCTGGAGACCTGCTGATGCCCTACGCCGTCTTGATCGGCACCCCCGACCGCAGCCAGCCCACCTTCGTCATCCCCCGCTGGACCCGCCGAGCCGCCGACACCGAGGCCGCGCTCGCCCGCACCAAGCGCGGCATCGGCTTCATCATCACCCCCTACCTCAGCCTCCCCGGACAGGTCCACGACGAGCACCTGTGGGCCGAGGTCTTCCCCGTCGGCTGGCCGGCGTTCCTGCGCTGGAAGGCCGGCGGGGAACGGCCCGGGCTCGCCGCGCTCGGCTGGACCGGCCGTCTCACTGACCGGCCCAGCCCGCCCGGCTAGGGCTGCTGCCCCATCCAGCCCGCGACCGCGTCGGCGGCCCGCCGTTCCCGCTTCGTGTAGTGCCGGCCGGCCAGCCACGGCCCGACCGTGTCCACCGGGAAGCCGCCCGGCGCGGGCTCGGGGGCCGGGGTCGGCGCTGGGGCGGTGTTCGGCACGAAGAGGGTGGCGTCGCCCTGCTGCTGCAGCAGCCGCCCGAAGGTCGCGGACTTCATGGCGAACGCCCCCGCCCCCGCCACCGCTGCAGCGATGACCGGCTCCGGCGGCTCCACCCCGAACGGGCGACCCCACGTCTGCCAGAACCACCACAGGTCCCGCTCGAGCTCGTACCCGAAGCACTGGTACTGGTGCCCGCCCAGCGGGCGGCCGGTCGCGGTGACGATGCCCTGACTGTTCGGCGCCTCCATCCCGGACCACCACATCGTGCCGACGAAGAACGACCCGCGCTGGATCGCGGCGTGCGCGGCGGTGAGGCTGGTGACGTGCTCGTACCCGGCGATCAGGCCGCGGCCGGTGAGCACCTTCGCCACCGTCAGGCCATCGCTGCCGGTGTCCTCCGGTTCCCACGCGCCCTCGAACGGGTCGACGCGGGTCACCTCCCGGTACAGGTCCTCCGCCCACGCCTGCGCGGTCAGCGGATCGGACAGGGTGCGCTGCAGCTCGGCGGACAGGGTCTCGTAGAACCCGGCCGAGCCCAGCACCCCGGCCGCGCTGCTGCAGGTGCACGACCCGAGGTTGCCCTGGTCGAGCAGCGGGATCCGGCGCGGGTGGAACACCGTGCGCGGGGTGACCGGCTCAGCGCCGCGCGGGTGGACGAGGTACCGCATCGAGCGGGGGTCGTGCCGGACGTGCCGGCCGAGCCGCCGATCGGGCCGGACGACTTCGGGGAGAGGAAGCTGGCGGTCAGCCACGGGATGCTCCAGGTGCGCGGTGGGGTGCCCGGCCCGTGGCCAGCGGCAACGCTCAGCCTCCCCCACGCGCCGTGGTCGTGCCGATACCGTCAGTCGCGTGTCATTGCCGCCCGTCGCCACCTGGACCGTGCTCACCGTCGTCCGGGCCGTCGACGGGGACACCGTGAAGCTCCGCCTGGACCGCGACGTCGGCGAGCTCCCCGGGCTCATCCTCTCCGCCCGCACCAAGAGCCCCCGCGGCGTCTCCGCGCGGCTCACCTGGGTGGACACCCCGGAAGAGAACTCGGACCCCGTCGGGTGGGCCCGCGCCGCCGCCGACACCGGGCAGTGGCTCGCCGAGGCGCTGCTGTTCAACACGCCGCTGGTCGCCGACGTGTACGGGGAACCCGACGCGTGGGGACGGTGGCTGCTCGACCTGCGTCACGCCGGCCACCCCGAGGAGTCCCTGTCCCGGTGGCTCATGACCAGCGGGGACGGTGGCCGCGGCTGGCCGGCCTACGTGAAGGGGAAGTGACCCGTGCCCTACCTGTCCCAGATCGCCGTCCGCCGCATCGGCGGGCCCCGCCCGTGGCAGCTGCTCGAGGACCTCCCGTTCCTCGACGCCACCGGCCCGGTGCCCGACCGCGTGTTCACCACCCCCGCCGGCTACCGCACCGACTTCGCCACCATCCCCCGCCTGCTCACGATCTTCGTGCCCAAGCTCGGCCCGTGGGACGAGCCCGCCGCCACCCACGACCTCGGCTGCGACGCCCTCCGCGACCAGTGGGCCGGCGAGCGCGCCAACCGGCTCCGCGCCGAGCGGGACCAGCCGCTGCTCGAGGTGCGGCAGCCCTGGCTGGACTCCCCCGGCGTCGACCAGCTGTGGCGCCGCGCACTCCGCTCCGTCGGCGTCGGCCCCGTCCTCACCCTGCTGCTGTGGGTCGCCGTCCGCTGGGGCGCCCTCGCCTCCCCATGGCGCCGACGCGGCTGGTGGTCCTGGCGGGAGACCCCGCTCGTGCTCACCGTCACCGCCGTCGTCCTCACCCCGCTCGTGCTGCTGCTCCCCCTCGCCGTCCGCGGGCTGCTCGCGTGAGCGCCCTCACCGCCTCCGGGCACGCTGCGGTGGCCGCCGTCGAAGCCGCCCTCACCGCCCTCGACGGGCACCTGCTCGAGGAGGGTCCCGCCCCGACCGGGCTGCCCGCCGACTGCTGCGGCAGCTGCGCATCCTGCCAGGCCGCCATCGCCGTCACCGCCGCCTGGCCCATCCTCGTCGGCGGCATCGTGGACCAGCTCACCGCCGTCGGCCACCCCCGCCTCGCCGCCCGCGTCATCCACCTGTTCCCCGCCGACTGAACGGATCCGAGCGGACTCGAGGTGCTCACCGGGGGTCGTCGGTGGGCGGAGCTACCGTCCTCGGAGGGGACCCCGGCGCCAGCTGTCACTGGCCCGGGGCATGGCCGACCGGATGGAGTCGACGTGAGCAAGGCTACGTGCAGCATCGACGGCTGCGACAGGCCCGTGGTGGGGCGGGGCTGGTGCTCCATGCACTGGCAGCGGTGGAAGACGCACGGTGATCCCGGCGGTGCCCGCAGTCTCCGCGAGGTCCCGACGACCGGCCACCGGTGCACCGGATGCGGGGAGGCCAAGGGCCCCGAGGAGTTCTACCTGCGTTCCGGGCGCCCCGGGTCGAATCCCGAGCGCAAGCCGATGTCGCGCTGCAAGGCGTGCTTGAAGGCCAGCTCCGTCGCCTGGCAGGCCGGGCACCGGGAGCGGATGCGCGAGGTCAACTCCGCCTACGCGAAGCGCAACGCCCGCCGGCGGAAGCTCTACACCTACGGGCTCACCGAGGCCGAGCTGGCCGCCCTCGAAGAAGAGCAGGGCGGGGCCTGCCGGATCTGCGGCGACGTCGTCGCCGAGGGGCTGGTCATCGACCACTGCCACCGCGAGGGCCACGTCCGGGGGCTGCTCTGCGGCGCGTGCAACCTCGGCCTCGGCGCCTTCCGCAACGACCCTGCCCGGCTGGCCGCCGCCATCCGCTACCTCGCCGCGCCGAGCGCGACCGGTTCCCAACCTCCGCCGCACCGCGTCGCGAGCGCGGCAGACTAGGTGCTGCTGCTGGCTCTGGGCCGGGCTTCCTCCCGCATGCCCAGGAGCCCCGCCCCGTGTCCCAGCCCAGCCTGACCGCCGAGCAGATCGCCGCTGCCAGCGTCGTCGTCCCCATCGACTCGATCAGGCCGCACCCGCGCAACCCGAACAAGGGGAGCGTCGAGGTCATCCGGGAGTCGCTCCGCATCCACGGCCAATACCGCACGATCGTGGTCCAGCGGTCGACGGGCTTCGTGCTCGCCGGGAACACCACCTGGCGCGCGGCGAAGGAGGAGGGCTGGACCGGCGCCCCGGCTCCACCCCGCCCGAGCCCCCGCACTTCGACCTCGAGCACGACACGATCCTCTACGGCTGGCGGGAGGGCGCCGCCCACACCTGGCACGGCGGCCGGAAGCAGACCACCGTCTGGTCGATCCCCCGGCCCTCCCGCAACGACGTACACCCCACGATGAAGCCCACCCAATTAGTTGGGCGTGCCATCGAAAACTCCACGAAGAAGGGCGCGCTCGTCCTCGACCTGTTCGGCGGGTCCGGGTCGACGCTGATCGCCGCGCACCGCGCCGGCCGGCTGGCCGCGCTCGTGGAGCTCGACCTGCGGTACGCCGACGTCATCTGCCGCCGCTGGCAGGAGCACACCGGCGTCACCCCGCTGCGGGAGGACCCCGCCGGCGGGCAGGCCGTCGCCGTGTCGTTCACCGACGCACCCGCCGAGGCCGCCTGACCGCGCCCGGTGACGACCCGCCCCGCCGCCGTGACCGGGCACCGGCGGCGGGGCCCGGGTCCCGGCCTGCTCCGCCAGGCTGCCCCGCATGGCCCACACCAGCACCCGCCCCGGCTCCGCCGCCGCCGTCCCGGTCCCCGACCCGGAGGCGTGGGCTCTCGCCCTCGTGCACGCCGGCGGCGACGTCCGCCGCCTCGTCGTCGCCTCACCCCCGCCCGGGGTGCTCTGCCAGGTCCTCGTCGCCAACCGGCCCGCCTCCAAGGGGTGACCGTTCGGATCCGAGCGCACGATCGCTGACCCGAGTCTCCCGCCGCCCGTCCCGCCACCTGGCGGGGCGGGCGTTCCCTCGTCGGGGGGAGAAAAATCCCCGTTCCCCTTGTCTAGTGCTGGACACTTGCCGATACTGGTGGTGTGGCCCGCACCGGACCACACCACCAGCTGAGGAGCTGCTCACCATGACCGCCATCACCGTCGCCACCGCCGCCCGCGGGCGCACCCACACCGTCCGCCCCGACGGCCGCACCGCGTGCGGGCGCCCCATCGACTTCACCGCCGGTTGGGTCGGCCGCGTCCCCCACATCACCGTCGACTGCGCCCGCTGCTCCCACGTCCCCACCCCCCGGGCCGTGGCCGCCGCCGAGGCCCCCCGCGAGGCCATCACCGTCCCCGTGCCCGACGAGGACGACGACGTCATGCGCTGCTCGATGTTCGGCCACGAGATGGTCGACGGCGCGTGCGAGGTCTGCGGCCAGCCCGACCGCGACGCCGCGCTGGCCCGCACGGTCGCCGACGCCGCCCTCGGCACGCTGCGCTCCAACCCGGGCGAGTTCGGCGCCGCCCTCGCCGGGCTCGGCTTCGGCGAGATGACCACCGGCGACCACTACCTGTCCGGCCCCTGGTGGCGCACCGAGCACGAGTCCGGCGCCTTCCGCGTCATCGGCTACACCGACGACGGCGATCGCGTCACCCTCATCGGCTGGGACCCCGACCGGCCCCTGGCGAAGCTGGAGTGGTGGCGCGTCGAGTTCGGCGGCTCCACCCCGCAGTCCGTCGTCCTCGCCGCGATCGCCAACACCGTCGGCGTGCTGCCGGTGACCCGATGACCGCCGACTTCGTGTGGTCGCCGCGCCCGCAGCTGGGCGCGGCGGCCGGTCGGCAGGCGTACATCGACGCCGCCGTCGCCTCCCACATGGCCCACTCCATCGCCGACCGCGCCGAGGCCGCGGCCACCGCCACCCGCATCGCCGCCCGGTTCGGGCTCCGCGAGATCGACCTGGAGAGCGACGTCCTGGACGCCGTCGCCGCCTCCATGACCACCGCCGACCTCGAGGCCGCGCTCGCCTCCCCGGTCACCCGCCGCCGGGCCCGCGCCGAGCTCACCCGCCGCTCCGCCTGACCGGCCGACGCCCGCCCCGCCTGCGCGGGGCGGGCGTCGCCGTCCCCGACACTGACCCCGCCCCTCTCACCCGTCTGGAGCGCCACCGTGGCCCCTGCCCTCACCGTCGGGTCGCTGTTCTCCGGCTACGGCGGCCTGGACCTCGGCGTCACCGCGGCCATCCCCGGCGCCCGCACCGCCTGGCACGCCGAGGTCGAGCCCGCCGCCTGCCGCGTCCTCGCCCACCGCTTCCCCGACGTCCCCAACCTCGGCGACGTCGCCCGCATCGACTGGTCCGAGGTCGAGCCCGTCGACGTCCTGCTCGGCGGCTTCCCCTGCCAGGACGTGTCCCTCGCCGGGCGCCGGCTCGGCATCCACCCCGACTCCCGCTCCGGTCTCTGGACCCACTTCGCCTACGCCATCGCCCAGCTGCGCCCCGCGCTGGTCGTCATCGAGAACGTGAGAGGACTGCTCAGTGCCCGAGCCCACCGCGATCTGGGACCCGACGAGCCGGACCTGGCGGATTCCGTCGTCCTCCGGGCCCTCGGAGCTGTTCTCGGCGACCTGGCCGACCTCGGGTACGATGCGGCGTGGCGTCTCGTACCCGCTTCCGCCGTCGGCGCCCCCCACGGCCGCGCCCGCGTGTTCATCACCGCCTGGCCGGCTCCTGCCGACCCCGGAGGCGAAGCTGGCCCACTCCGGCCCGGACTACGCGCGGATGACCCGGCCCGGCTCCGGCGGCCACGACCTGACGACGGCGCTGCACCTGCTGCCTACCCCGATGCGCTCGGACGCCGAGCGGACCTCGCTGTCCTACCCGCGGGGCAACCCGACCCTGCTGGGGGCGCTGACGTCGACTGGGGCGTCTACGCCGACGCCGTCGCCCGCTGGGAGCACATCACCGGCCGACGAGCCCCTCAGCCTCTGGAGCGACGAGCCCGCGGCGGACGAGGACTGAACCCCGCCTTCACCGAGTGGATGATGGGCCTGCCCGCCGGGTGGGTCACCCGCGTGCCGGCAGTGGTCGACCAGCTCGACCTGTTCGACGCCCCCGCCGATCGGTGGGCCGTATCCGGGGAGGACGCGATCAAGATGCTCGGCAACGGCGTCGTCCCGCTGCACGCCACCGCCGCCGTCCTCGGGCTGCTGCTCGACGCCGCCCCCGACGAGGTCCTCGAGCACCTCGGGCTCGCCGCGGCCATCGCCGCCTGACCCCCCCCTGAAGGGGGGAGCCGCGAACGCCGGCCTTCAGCTCCGGTCTGCACGAGCCGAACACAGGGTCATGGACGCCACCGCCGCTCTCGCCCGCATCGAGGCCCTGCTCGCCGCTCTCCCCGTCGCCGACCGCGAGGCCCTGCTCGACGCCGTCGAGACCTACGGCGACGTCCGCGCCGACGACGTCGCCGCCGAGCTCGCCACCGTCTGACCCCCTCCCGCGCGTCGCGTGTCTAGCACTGGACAACGCGTGCGAGGGATGGTCTCCTACTCCTGCGCGGCCGACCGGCCCCGCACCCCACCAGCTGAGGAGCTGACATGGCCCGCACCGCCACCACCATCACCGTCGCCGCCGGCGGCAACGAGGACATCGCCGAGCGCATCAACGCCGCCTTCGCCTCCGGCAAGGCCACCACCGTCAACGGCCGGACGATCACCACCACCTACGGCCGCCCCCCGGCCCGGGCCTACCTCAACGGGACGATCGCCGTCACCGTCAAGGGCCGGGAGAAGCGCACCACCGGCACCGTCTACGGGAAGAAGGGTCAGACCCTCGCCCTGGCCTGACCGCCCCGCCTGCTCCGCCTGGCCCCGCACCCACCTCGGGTGCGGGGCCCGCGGCGGTGACAGCCCCACCCACCCAGCTGAGGAGCTCCTACCGTGCCCACCACCGCGAACGCCCCCCGCCACACCGTCGGCGCGCTCGAGCTGTCCCAGCGGGACGCCGAGTCCCTGACCCGCATCCTGCCCAGCTTCGCCACCCTCACCGACGAGCAGGGCGTCGCGCTCCGCAACGCCGGGAAGCTCGGGCTCATGCTCATGGCCGCGGAGACCACCGCCACCTGGGCCGTCCTCGAGGCCGACCGCGCCGCCGGGGAGCGGGCCACCGAGGTCAAGGGCTACGCCGGGCGCGTCATCGCCAACCTCGCTGGCGGCTACCAGGAGGACGGCTCGCTGGTCGAGTCCGCCACCGGCCGCCTGGTCGAAGCCCTCGCCGAGCGGAAGGCAGGCGTGGAGAAGCTGCTCGCCAACCGCCGCATCATCGACCTGCTGCTCGGTGCCACCGACTGACCCGCTCGCCCGCGCCACCAGCGCCTCGTCCCCGGCTTCCGGGGGGCGGGGCGCTGTGCTGTCCCCCCTCCGATGGACGGAGCCCCGCACAGCTGTCCAGAGCTGGACAGAGATGGGTGTCTAGGAGTAGCGTCGCGGGCATGTCCACCACCCCCTCCCCCGCCATGAAGGCGCTGGCCGAGACCGGCGGCGAGCTCGCCGAGATCGAGGACCGGCGCCGCGAGGTCATCGCCCGGCTGCGCGCCGCGATCCGCGTCGCCGACCGCGAGGGCGGCAACAGCCGCTCCCAGATCACCGCCACCGCCCGCGTCGCCCGCCAGACCGTCTACGACGCCATCCGCGAGCCCATCGACGCCGAGCAGCTCGCCGAGGAACAGGCCACCCTCGAGCGGCTCACCGCCGCCGCGGGCCAGCCGTGACCTGCTGGTGCGGCCGGACCGTGTCCACCCTCCCCGGCGGCGACGGCGTCTCCTGCGCCGAGCACGACCTGCCCATCCACACCCCCCGCTGACCCCGACCCGCTGACCAGCTGAGGAGCTGACCCACCATGACCGACTTCCCTGACCGCGACGACCTCGCCCGGCGCGCTCTCGCCGCTGGCCGCCGCGGCGAGAGCGACCCCGTCGTCGTCCACCGCCTCGCCGAGATCCGGCAGCAGCGGCAGCTCGACGTCGACCTCGCCGTCCGGCTGGCCCCCGACCACGCCGACCACCGCGACCCCTACGTCGGCGACGACGCCGACGGTGCCCGCCGCTCCGCCCAGATCGACCGTGAGGAGGCCGACTGCCTCGACCGCGGCACCCCCCGCTACGACCTGCTGCTCGCCTCCGCCGCCGCCTGGGACCGCCAGGCCGACGAGCTCGACGCCGTCCAGTGACCACCGACGACCACCGGCGGGCCGCCCGCAAGGCCCTCATCGCCGCCGGCTTCCCCCCGCCCGGCGACCCGGCCTCGCTCATCCGCCGCCGGCTGCTGCTCGAGTCCCTCGCCTACGCCATCGGCCAGGCCGACGTCCGCGGCCAGGGCGACCGCGACGCCCTCCGCGCGCTGATCGCCGCCGTCCGCGCCGACCCCCTCGGCGAGCTGCTCGGCGACGCCCTGCGCGCCGCCACCGACCGCGCCGAGGCCCACCTCGAGCGCACGGCCCCCGTTCCCGCCAGCGACCCCGCCGACGACCACCCCACCACCCTGGAGTCCTGATGAGCACCCACATCGAGCGCGTCACCGCCAGCACCGTCGCCCCCGCCATCCTCCGCGGCGACGACCTCGCCGACGGCGAGGCGCCCCTGGCCGCCGACCACGTCGGCCTCACCATCGGCGACGTCGTCCTCATCGAGGGCACCCACGACGAGCTGCGCACCCTGCTCACCGGCGGCCTCGCCCTGGTCGACCACGACGCCCGCGCCCTCGACACCGCCGCCCGCGACGCGGCCGAGGCCGAGGCCGAGGCCGGGCAGGCCGACCGCATGACCTGGGGTCCCGGCGACGTCATCGTCACCCCGCCCCCCACCGGCGGCCAGCAGTGACCGCCGTCGACGCCGGAGCGCAGGCAGCCGCGTTCCCCGAGCCGCCGCGGCGGCCCACGCCCGTCCACCGCCCCGACGGCCGCCTGTACCGGCCACGGAAGCTCCCCGAGGCCATGCTCCTGAGCGACGCCGACGAGGCCGTGGACGGCGTCTGCGTCATGCGCACCCACTCCCTCGAGACCGCCCGCCAGCTCGCCGAGGCCGCCCTGCAGCGGTACGACGGCGCGTTCCCGTGGGAGCTGACCAACGAGCGCACCGAGTGGGGCCACTGGCGGCCGGACGGCGAAGAGGGCCGCCGCGCGTGGGAGCGCGACGAGACCGGCCTCACCGGCGCCCCCGCCGTGTTCTTCGACGCGGAGCAGTCATGACCGCCACCCCGGCCGACGCGGGCAGCCCCGGCGCAGGGGCGGAGACGTGCGCAACGCCCGGCTGTGGCCACACGCTCGGCCAGCACTACTGGCCTCGCCACGGGGGCGGCGAGTGCAAGACGGACGACGGATGCACCAAGTACCAGTCCGCCGTCCCGTCGCCGGAGGACACCGTGGAGCCGTGCGACTGCCCGCCCGAGCAGCGGCCGGACTACTTCTGCCCGATCCACGAGGCCAAGCTGCTCGCCACCTCGCCCGCTGTCCGTGTCGGGGATCCCTGCCCGGTCTGCGGCCATGCCATCGACGCCGTGCACAAGACCCCGTCGATGGAGCACGGTCCCTGCGGGTTCACCGACGGGGGCGCGAGCTGCGTCTTCGGGCCGATGCACCAGGCCGCCTACCACCATCTGACCGACGGCCGGAACGTCCCCGCCACCCCGCCCGCTGTCCGTACCGGGGAGGACGACGGTATCTGGCAGGCCGACGCTCTGGCTCCTGCACTGTCCGCGTCAATCTCGCCCATCGAAGGGCACGACGCTGGCGGCGCGGCGTGGGGAGTTGTGCAGCAGCTCAACGCCGCCGGGTACCGCATCACTGCCCGGCCGCTGGTGTCGGGGACGGACCGCCTCATCCACCTGGGTCAGGCCGGTGCGCTCGCCATGCTCGCCGAGGAGCTGGAACGGGAGGGCGAGCCTCGTGCCGCACTGCTCGCCGACCGGACGGCCAAGAGCTACCGGACGTGGGCCGACGACCCGGCCAGCGCACCGCCGGAGGTCGAACCACTACCCGAGCTGGTGTCGGGGACGGCGAACCGCGACGACGTGGCGCGATGGCTATGGCGGCGCGACGGGTTCACGGACGCCCAGTGGGACGCCGGGACGCCGGGATCGCGCGGGCACTGGCTGACGGAAGCCGACGAGCTGCTGGCCATGCTCGGCGGCGACCAGGCCATCACCGACTGGCAGCCCGGCCGGTGGTGGCGCGTCGCCGCCCCCGACGGCACCACCTGGTGCCTCACCTCAGACGAAGCCGAGGCACGCGCCGCCGTCCGCCCCGGCGACCTTCTGACCCGCGAGCACACCCGGTCGTCGGTCTCCCACCAGTGGCGCGAGGTCCAGCCGTGAGCGTCCCGGACGGCAAGCTCAGGGCCCTCGTGCTCGCCTTCGCCGCCCGCGGCATCGACCACAACCGCCGCGCCGACCGCCTCCGCCTCTACAGCGACGCCGTCGGCCGCCACATCACCAGCGGCAGCCAGCTCACCGAGACCGAGGTCGACCAGCTCCTGGCCCGCCTCGACCGGCTGCCCCCCGGCACCGACCTCCGCCACGCAGCCGCCCGGCTCGTCCAGCTGGAGGAGGAGCGGGCCGCGGCGGCGGCGGCCCGCTCCCGCGCGGCGGCCGAGGACCCCAACCGCGTGCTGTCCCCCGAGGAGGTTGCCGCCCGCCTCGGCGGCGTCATCCTCTGCGGCCCCGCCGGGCCGATCACCGACGGCGACGCTGCAGCCGTGGAGCAGTTCGCGCTCGACCTCGACATCCGGGCCGCCCGACCGTGAAGCCCATCTGCGGTGCGCCGGCCCGCTACGGCAACTTCGAGGCCACCCGCCGCCGCGGTGGCCACCTCGAGCTGGGCGCCATGTGGGTGTGCAACCGGAAGGTCGCCCACGAGGGCGACCGCTGCTGGCAGCATCCCCGCGACCCCAACGACCCCAACGGCGCAAACGGCCCCGTTGACTCCACCCCCACCCCCGGAGGCACCCCATGACCGAGCCCGCCTACAAGCCGGACCGGATCCTCTACGGCGTCCAGGACCACACCGGCCGCGCCGTCGCCGAGGCCATCGACCGCCGCCGGCTCTCCGTCCACCGCGAGGAGTCCCGCATCCAGCTCCGCTACGGCGACGAGGTCGTCTCCGAGGGCTACGCCCCCCCGGAGGCCGACCTCACCCTGCACACCTGGGACGCCGACGCGAAGGTCGACACCGACAACCAGGCCGCCGGCCCTCTCACCTCCCGGCCCGTGCCGCCGCCGAAGGTCGGCGCCTGACCCTGCTCCCCCCTCGAGGCCCCCGTCGCTCCCGCGGCGGGGGCCTCCCTCATGCGGGGGAGCGCCCGGCGTGTCTAGTGCTGGACAACGGTGCGGGGCTATGGCGTACTACCTCCATGCCCGCCAGCGACCGCCCCCTCTCCCGCGCCGCCCTCCGCGGCATGACCACCGGCGAGCTCCGCCGCATCGCCGCCGACCCCCTGGTCGACCGCCTCGCCCGCGCGATGGCCAACGGCATCGTCGCCGACCGCACCGCCCACCTGCCCCGCCGCTGACCCACCCCACCCCGACTCGCCCGACCAGCTGAGGAGCCTCCCCCGTGCGCACCGACCTCACCCGCATGACCGACCGGGCCCTGATGGACGCCTACACCCCGTCGATCTTCATCCCCCGCCTGCCCCGCCTCCGGGCCGCCGTCCTCGCCGACAACCGGCGCATCGAGGCCGAGCTGCGCTCCCGCGGCATCACCCGCTCGTGATGCGCGCCGTCCTCCCCACCGACCCGGCCGACGTCTGGGCCTGCGGCTGCTGCGGCGCCGCCGTCGTCGTCCGCCCCGGCATGCCCGGCTACGAGATCCGCAACGCCGACGACCTCACCGAGCACGTCGTCCCGCTCTACGCCCCCGACCAGGACCCGGCCCTCGGCTGCAACTGAGCGCCCGGCCTCGAGGCCCCCACCCGATCGGGTGGGGGCCTCCTGCGTGTCGCCTGTCTAGGACTGGACAACTCCCCGGCGGGGATGGTCAGCTACCGCCATGCCCCCCGCCCCCACCGCCCACCGCCTCGCCGCCCACCGCCTCGCCGCCCACCCGGCCCTGCTCACCAGCGACCTCGCCCGCGCCATCCGCGAGGACCTCATCTCCTACGGTGAGGCCCGCGTCGAGGGCCCCGAGCACCTCGCCACCCGCGTCGCCAACGCCGTCGACCGGGCCGCCCGCGGCACCGGCATCACCGTCACCTGGGTCCGCACCGCCCACGGCTGGGCCGTCTACGCCGCCTGACCCGCTCCCGCCTCGAGGCCCCCACCGCACCGCGGCTGGGGGCCTCGTGCTGTCCGGGGTCACCCGCCCCGCCAGCCTCCCGCTCCCGGCCTCGCCCACCGCCCGGGTCCACGGGTCCCCACCGGCCGCCCTGCCCCGTCTGGGGCTTGTGGTGCGGAGCAAGCTAGGCGCTAACGCGCAGTTACCGCTGGCGCGTGCCCCGGCCGCCGTGAGATCGTGGCGGGGTGGGGTGCCCGTTGGGGGCGCTGCGCTGGGCTGAGGAGCTGGTCGTCGTGGAGCTGGTGTGCTGTCCGCATCCGCTGTCCGAGCACGTTGTGGACAGGCGGGGCTGTCGTGGCCGGCTCGACGGATCCGAGTGCGGGTGCCTCGTGCCCCGGGTGGCGGTGCACCGTGGCTGATCTCTCGCCGGGCCGGGTGCTCGGTCGCATGCGGCGCGAGCGGGTGCCGGGTGGTCGGCCGCACCGCATCCCGGTGGACCTGTCCGACGACGAGCTCGAGGTGCTGGAGCGGCACGCCGCGGAGGCCGGTGGGATCACGCTGCAGAAGGCCCTGGTGGAGCTCGCGTTGTCCTCGGGTGGGGAGACGCCGGCGGTGCGGCGGGAGCTGCTGGTGCAGCTGTTCGCTCTGCGGCGGGACCTGTCGGGGATGGCGACGAACTTGAACCAGGCGGCTCGGCGGGTGAACGTCGGCGACGGGTTCCCGGTCGAGGTGGTGCGGGAGGACCTGCTGGAGCTGCGGCGGCTGGCGGGGCCGGGTGGCCGGATCGATGTGGCGATCGACGTCGTGTCGTCGGGTCCGGCGTCGTGAGGGTGGAGCTGCTGGAGGCGGCGCAGCAGGCGGCGGGGCTGGCGGTGCTCGGCGGGCGGCCGGGGGTGTTCGTGTCGGCGCATCTGGCGCCGGGCTACGAGCAGGACCGGTTCGCGGTCGAGGGGCTGCTGGAGATGCTGCGGGAGAAGCTGCCGGAGGGGGATGCGGTGCTGCGGGCGGAACGGGTCGACGTCGGGGCCTACTACGACGTGCTGCTGCTGACGCTGGGGGTCCCGGCGTGAGCGAGGCGGCCAGGGAGTGGTTGGGGCGGCGGGTGCGGGTGTGGCCGGCGTTCGACCCGAAGGGGATGACGATGCCGCTCGCGGAGGGCGTGGTCGTCGGGTACGCGGCTGCTCCGACGATCCTGGTCCGGTCGGCGGACGGGTCGCAGTCGGACTGGCAGGTGACCCTGCCGATCGACGTGCTCGAGGAGCGCGCCGAGGTGCCGCCGGCGCGGGATCTGGTCATGGAGCTCGGGGCGCTGCACCGGCCGTTCGCCATGCCCGGCTTGGTGCGGCTGCTGCTCGGTGGCGGCGTGGCGGCGGCGGTGTGCCGGGAGTGCTCGGGGCCCGACGAGTGGGATGGCGAGGACGGGCCGTACCTGCACCCGGACGTGCATCTGGTGGCGTGGCCGTGCGCGACGGCTCGGATCCTGGGGGTGGAGGGGTGACCGAGGTGTGCTCGGCCGTGGGCTGCTCGTGGGACGAGCGTGGCACCAACGGTGGCTCCGCGATGCCGCTGTGTGGCACCAACGGCGGCTTCGACTCCAACGGGGCTGTTATCCCCGATTGCGCCGTTGTGGCTGGGCTGGAGATCCCGGCGCCGCGGCGTCGCGCTCGGCGGGCGGCCCGGCGATGAGCTTCCCGCCGGACTGCGGTGACGAGCTGGAGGACGACGGCCGGGTGCTGCACTGGTGCGGCGAGGACCCCGGCCACGACGGCGGGCACCACTGCGCGTACTGCGAGGTGGTCTGGTGATGCCGGCCAACCAGCTGTATCACCAGCCGTGCGGGCGGTGGTACAGGCGCGGCGAGGAGGTGCACCTGTGCCCGGCCGAGGACGGGGACCGCACGGTGACCGTGCCCCTGGCCGCGCTCCGCGCCGTGGTCGAGCTCGCCCGCAGCCTGGCCGACGACGCGGACGGCGAGTACGGCAGCGTCGGGGTCACCCCCGAGTTGCAGCAGGTGGTCGAGGACCTGGGGGTGGCTGGGCTGTGATGCCGAACATCACCCGCGGGAACCGGCTCGGTGGGCTCATGGCCTACCTGGTCGGGCCCGGGCGGGACAACCAGCACGTCGACCCGCACCTGGTCGCCGGCGATCCGGCGATCATGGCCTGGTACGACACCGCCGTCCTGTCCCACGAGCAAGCGCTGGCGATCGGGCGGGACCTCGGCGGGCCGCGGCGGGCGTTCCACGTCGACGTCCCCGACGGGCACGTGTGGCACGCCTCCTGGGCGCTGGCCGCCGACGAGGGCCGGCTGCCGGATGAGAAGTGGGCGGCGATCGCGCAGGACATCGCCGACGGCATGGGGTTCTCCGGCGCCGACGGGAAGGCCCCCTGCCGGTGGGTCGCCGTGCACCACGGCCCGAGCAAGGGCGGCAACGACCACATCCACTTCGTCACCTCCCTCGTGCGGGAGGACGGCACCAAGGCCAACGTGTGGCGGGACCGGCCGCGCGCTCAGGCCCTCGCCCGGGAGCTGGAGGCGAAGTACGGGCTGGTGCGCCTGGAGGCCCGAGGCGCTGGCCGCGGGGACCGCGGGGTGTCCCGGCCGGTGCTCGAGCGGGCGGCGGCGGCCGGGCGGGAGCCGGAGACCGTGCGGCTGGCGCGCACCGTGCGGGCGGCTGCAGCGGCGGCCTCGAGCGAGGCGGAGTTCGTGCGCCGGCTCCGCCGGGCGGGGCTGCGCGTCGACGCCCGGTTCGCCGCGGACCGGGACGACGTCGTCGGCGGGCACTCCGTCGCCCGGCCGGCACCGGGCGGGGACGGCATCTTCTACGGCGGCGGGCACCTGGCGAAGGACCTCACGCTGCCTCGGCTGCGGGAGGCCGCCGGGTGGGACCGGTCGGTCGAGGCGGTGGGGGAGGCCGTCGAGGAGTGGACCGCGGCGAAACGCGGCCGGGCACCGGTGCGCTCCGGGCCGGAGCTGGTCACCCCCGGGCCGGAGCTGTGGGAGGCGGCGGCGGTCGAGATCGGGCAGCTGCAGGCGTGGCTGCGGTCGGTGCCGGTCACCGACCGGGCGACGTGGGCTCGGGTGGCGGGGGAGACCGCCGGCGCGTTCGCCGCCTGGTCGGTGGCCGTGGAGGGCGACGTGCCGGGGCCGCTCGCGCACGCCGCGGATTCCCTGGCCCGGTCGGCGCAGATCCGGGCGCACGAGGCGAAGGGGGCTCGGCGGGGCCCGTCGGCGCGGGGGGCGGCGCTGCTGCTCGCCTCGATCGCGCACGGGGGGCAGGGGACGGTGGCGCAGGCGGTGCTGCTGCGGCAGCTGTCCAACACGACGCGGGCGTTGCACGACTGGCACGGGGCGGTGGGGGAGGCGCGGCGGGCGGAGGAGATCGCGCGGATGGCCCGCGGGGAGCTCGTCACCATCGCCGCCACCCTCCCCACGCCGCAGTTCACGCCCGCGCCGTCTGGCGTGACTTCGGCGCCCAGCAGTTCACGCCCGGCACCGGGGGCGGTGCTGCCTGCCGATCTGGAGCGTGCTCGAGCGCGCACGACGACGTCCCGCGACCGCGGGGTGGAGCGATGACGAGGGGGAGCGATGTCCGAGGGTGATGGTGTGGAGGAGGTCCTCGACGGGGCCAAGCGGGTCGTGCTGACCGGCGCCGGGCAGGTGCTGGAGAACATGGCCCGCAGGCGGGAGGATGAGGCTCGCGCTCGGGCGTCCTCGGCGGGTGCTCAGGCGGCGGCGGACCGGCAGCGCAGCATGGCGACCACCGCGGTGAAGGAAGCGGTCCGCCCGCGAGACCGAGAGACCGGCGACCTGGGGCTGCCCATGACCGAAGCCGCTCGGCGGCGGGATGCCCGCGAGGCTCCGACGGCGATCGCGGTGCTGGCCGCCGACGACCGCCGGCAGGCCGAGCGGGTCCTCGAGCAGCGGTTCGGCGCGGACTGGCGGTCGATTCCTGATCTGCCGGAGACGGTGGCGGTGCAGACCGGGCACGAGGCCTACAGCGAGGTGCCGGTGGCCGACGTGCGGGCCGCCGACGCTGCACCTGCTCGGGGGGGTGTGCCGCCGGTCGAGGTGCTCATCGCCGACCCGGAGGACCGGGTGCGCGGGCTCGGCGTGGACAAGGAGGGCACCGAGGCGGCGGTGCTGGCCGGCCGGTCGCAGGCCAAGCCTGCGGCCGAGGCGGTGCGCGAGCAGGGCTCCCCGGCAAGGGGCCGGGCACCGAAGGCCCGCGGGCGCGGGCGCGGGGCGGACCGGGAGCGGGGCCGCTAGGCCGAGGCGACGCGGACGGGGTTGTGGCCCTCGAGGTTGTGCAGGTGGGCGACCACGAGGGCCACGACGTCGAGGCTGCCGTGCCCGAGGGCGGCGGCCTGCCGGGCGATCCCCAGCGCCCGGGTGTCGCGCAGCGCGGCGGCGGTGGCCATCCGCTCGGCGGCCTCGGCGGCGAGCTCCCCGGGGAAGAAGTAGGCGGGGTCGACCCCGAAGTGGCGGGCGAGGGCCTCGAGGTGGCTCATCCGCGGGTTGGTGCGCTGCCCGCGGCGCAGCTGCCACAGGTAGGTCGCCGAGATCGTCGGGCCACCGGCACCGGCGAGGGCGGTGGCGACGTCCTCGTGGCTGTACGGGCGGCCGGTGGCCGGGTTGAGCACCGTGGCGAACAGGCGGTCGAGCTTGCCCGCCAGCCCCTCGCCGTGGCCGTCGGCCTCGTCCTGCTCCGCCACGCCGCGCTCCCTCTGTTCGGTGTCACCGGCCGCGCCAGTGTGCCTAGCCCCGGTCGTCGGCTCCGCGTCCGCTGCTGACGTGTCGCCCATTCTCGTGGTCTGATGGGGCATCCCGTCAACCCTTGTGGATCGGATCATCATGCGCCGCCTGTCGTCCGCTGTCACCGTCGGGGCCGTGCTCGCCCTCACCGGCTGCTCCCTGAGCATCAGCTCCAAGCCCACGGCCAGCAGCTCCCCGCCGAGCTCGGCGGTGTCCTCGACCGCGGCCGAGCCCTCGCCCGCGCTGGACGAGCTGCCGGCCAGCAGCGCCGCCGTGCCCACCTGGACCGAGGCCGACGCCGAGACCACCCGCCTGCTCGCGCTGCAGGCGATGGGCGCCTACGCCGCCGACGTCCCGGCCGACGTCTGGTACGAGCAGCTCGCCGGGCTGCTCACCCCGGCGGGGCAGGCCGCCTACTACGGCACCGACCCGGCCGAGGTGGCGGTCACCAACTTCGCCGACGCCACGGTGACCAGCCCGTCGGCGTGGCTCGCCGAGGCCACCGTCGACACCGACGCCGGGCCCTACCTGGTGCTCATGGTCCGGGAGGACGGGATTTCGCCGTGGCGGGTCGAGCGGATCCGGCCGGTGCAGTGAAGATCCTCCTGCGGCTGCTGCCGGCGATCGCGCTGCCGCTGCTCGTCGTGCTGCTCGGCGTCGGGGTGGTCATCGCCGGGTCCCGGGAGGTCGCCACCACCACCGTCTGCGGGGAGGGCGCGGTCACCGCCTCCCCCGTCGCCGGCGCACCGGGTGCTCCAGCGCCGGCGGCGTCGGTCGCTGGGTACTCCGGTGCGCAGCTGGTCGGCGCCGCCGCGATCATGAAGGCCGGCGCGGACAGCGGCGTCCCGGTGTTCGGGCAGACGATCGGGGTCATGACCTCGATGGGGGAGTCCGCTCTCACCGCCGTCGACCACGGCGACCTGGCCGGGCCGGACTCTCTGGGGTGGTTCCAGCAGCGGGACCCGTGGGGGCCGCGGGAGGTGCGGCTGGACGCCTACGGGTCGGCGGTCATGTTCTTCACCGGTGGGCGCGGTGGGCAGCGCGGGCTGCTCGACGTGCAGGGCTGGCAGACGATGACCCCGACCGCCGCGGCGCACGCCGTGCAGCGCAACGCCGACCCGTGGCACTACGAGAAGTACTGGCCCGCCGCGACCGCCGTCGTTGCCGCGCTCGGCGGGGGCCTCGTGCCCTCCCCGGCCACCGGTGGGGCCGCGTGCCAGGAGACGCCTCCGCTGGCCGGTGGGGCTCCCACCGCCGAGGGCTGGACGAAGCCCGCGGTCGGCCGCTTCACGTCCGGGTTCGGGATGCGCTGGGGGCGGATGCACAACGGCGCGGACATCGGTGCTCCCCTCGGCACGCCCGTTGTCGCCGCCGCGGACGGCATCGTCGTCATGGCCTGCCTCACCAACGCCCGCCCCTGCGGGGGCTACGGCACGCTGGTGGCCATCGACCACGGCGGTGGGGTCGTCACCCGCTACGCGCACGCCACGCCGGCGAACGTTCTCGTGCGCGTCGGGGACCGGGTGCAGGTCGGGCAGCAGATCACCCGCGTCGGCACCTACGGCGACTCGACCGGCCCCCACCTGCACTTCGAGATCCTGCAGGGCGGCTCGGTGACCAGCGGCTTCATCGACCCGGTGCCGTTCCTCCGCGCCCGCGGCGTTGACCTGACCGGGCTCGGCTGACCACAGCGGACGGTGATCTCCGCGTCACCCATTGACGCCCCCCACATGAGCGGGCGTAGAGTCCGCCCCGGAAACTGGCCGTCACGTCCGCTGACGGCCCCCCTACCGGGAGGTCCCTCGTGTCGCACCTGCTCACCACCCAGCTCGCCTCCGCCAACCTCGCCGCCCTCGACGTGCTGGCCGCCATCCCCGACCCCGGCCAGGGCGAGGCGCCCCCCGGCTCCGACGGCTTCCTCACCGTGCTCGGGTGGGCCGCCTGGGTCGTGTTCGGGCTCTGCGTCGCCGGCCTGCTCGTCGTCGCCGGGAAGATGGCGATCGAGCACAACCGGCAGGGCCACGTCGAGGTCACCGGCGGCGTCGTGAAGGTCCTCGCCGCCGCGGTCATCGCCGGCTCCGCCTCCGCGATCATCGGGGCGGTGCTCGTCTGATGCTCGGCACCCGGACGCCCGCGCCCCCCGCCGCTCCGCGGCGCCGGTTCGCCCACCCCGGCTGGACGTGGGCGTCCGGGCTGCTGGTGGTTGCCGTCGCCGCCGCCCTCGCCTTCGTCCTGCTCCACGACCGCACGCCCGAGCAGGCGCCCCCGGCCGCCGCGCCGAGCAGTGCCGCCCCCAGCGCGGTCCCCAGCGGCGTCGCTCCCCGCCCCGTCGGTGGCCGCGAGCTCGCCGCCTGCCCCTCGGACCTGCCCGCCGAGGACCAGTCGCTGCCCACCCGGGCGCAGCCCCCGGCCGCGCAGTGGCTGCCGGTCGGGCGGATGCTCGCCCCGTTCGCCGCGCAGGTCGGTCCCGTCCTCAACGACGGGGGCGTGGCCCGCTGCTACGCCCGCACCCCTACCGGGGCGCTGTTCGCCGCCGCCGGGTTCATCGCCGCCCTCACCGACCCGCAGGTCCTCGAGCGCGCCGTCGGCGAGCTCACCGCCCCCGGACCCGGGCGCGACGCGCTGGTCGAGCTCGCCGCGACCAACCCCGTCGCCATCACCGGCAGCGGGCAGGCCGGGGAGATCGTCGGCTTCACCTACCTGTCCACCGGCATGAGCACCGTCGCCGTCGCGGTCGTCATCGAGGCCCCGAACGGTGGCCGGGTCGCGGCCCCCATCACCCTCACCTGGGCCGGGGACTGGCAGGTCTCCCTGCCCCCGGACGGCGACCTCACCGCGCTGGCCACCCCCATCACCTCCCTCGAGGGCTACGTGCCCTTCGCGGCCGGCTGATGGACCCGGAGGAGCCGCCGAAGGACTGCGGCGTAGTCGACTTCGTGTGCAAGGCCGGGCAGGCAGCCGAGGAGGGGCTGCAGGGCCTGGCCACGGACTTCATCGAGGCCGCCGGCGACGCGATCGTCTCCCTGTCCACGTTTTGGATGAACTCGCCCCCGCCCCGGGTCGGGGACTTCTACGAGACCGGCGGCTTCCAGCCCGCGCCCACCATCAGCTTCCTGACCGGGTCCCTGTCGTGGCTGACCATGGCCATCGCCGTGCTCGCCGTCCTCATCGGCGCCGGGCGCATCGCCTGGACCCAGCGCATGCAGGCCGGCCGCGACCTGCTCGCCGGGCTGCTGCAGCTGATCCTCATCAGCGGCGCCGGGCTGGCGTTCATCGCGCTGATGCTCGCGTTCTCCACCGCCCTCGCGTTCTGGATCATCGAGCGGGCCACGGACAACTTCGGGGAGTCCCTCGGCGAGCTGTTCGCCCTGGACGACCTCGACCAGGCGTGGCCGCTGCTGGTGATCCTCGCCGTGCTCGCGCTGCTGTCCAGCCTCGGGCAGATGGGCCTCATGGTCGTCCGGTCCGCGGTGCTGCCCCTGCTGGCCGGCTCCTGGGCGACGTCGGCCGCCGCCGCAGCCACCCGCACCGAGGTCGGGCGGGCCGCGTTCGCCCGGCACACCTCGTGGCTGCTGGCCTACCTGCTCTACATGCCGACCGCGGCCACCATCTACGCGTTCGGGTTCATCACCCTTGAGGGGGCCCCCGCCTCCGGCGACCCGGTCGGGCAGGCCATCAGCGGTTTCGCCGTGGTCACCCTGGCCATCCTCGCGCTGCCCGCCCTGATGAAGCTGCTCGCCCCCGTCGGCGCCATGGTCGGCGGCAGCGGCGGGGGCGGGGGCGGTGCGATTGCCGCCGCCGCGGTCGCCGGTCCCGCCGGCGCGGCCATCATGCGCACCCCCGCAGCCGGAGCTGCTGCCGCCGGTGGCGCCTCGAGCGGCGGTGGCGGTGGCTCGACGTCCGGCGGTGGCGGTGGCCGGCGCGGCGGCGGCCCCTCGGGGTCTGGCCCCACCACCGGCGGTTCCCGCCGTCCCGGCGGCGGCGCACCCCCGCCCGGGCCCGGCGGCACCAAGTACATGAGCCCCGCCCGCTCCGCCGGCATCCAGGCCGCGATCGCGGCGTCCCAGGCGGCGTCCGGCGCCGTCACCCCCGACGACGACTCAGGAGACACCCGTGGCAAGTGACAGCGCGCTCGAGCAGCCCATGTTCGGCAACTGGCGGCGGGCGGTGAGCGTCGGCGTCGGCAAGCTCGGCGTCGTCGGCCTGCTCATCCTGTTCGGCGGGTCCCTGCTGATCCTGTTCCTGCTGAAGTTCGTCGGCATCCTCGAGGCCGCCGTCGGCGGGCTGCTGCTCGCGCTCGTGCTGTGGTTGGTCACCGCCCGCGACCAGCACCACCGCACCCTCCTGCAGCGCGCCTTCACGAGCCTCGCCTTCCGGTGGGCGCGCAGCCGCGGCGCCCACCTCTACCGGTCCGGGCCCACCAGCTCCATCCCCTGGCACGGCTTCGCTCTTCCCGGCCTCGCCGCCGGCATGCAGGTCTCCACCTGGACCGACCGCGCCGGGAAGGACTTCGCCCTCATCCACCACCCGGCCGACCACTCCTACTCCGCCGGCCTCACCAGCGAGCCCCAGGGCGGGGAGCTGGTGGACGACGAGCAGCGCGAGCAGTGGGTCGCCCACTACGGTGGCCTGCTCGGCGGCCTCACCAACGAGCCCAACCTGGTCGGCGCCGCGGTCACCATCGTCACTGAGCGGGATCCCGGCACCCGGCTGCGCACCGAAATCGAAGGCGCCACCGACCCCGGCTCCCACCCGATCGCGCAGGCCATGCTCCGCGAGTGCGTCGAGACCTACCCCTCGGGCTCGGCGTCGACCACGTCCTGGATGTCGCTCACCTACAGCGGTACCGCGACCGGCAACGGCAAGCGCCTGTCCACCGAGGACATGGCCGCCAAGATCGGGGCCCGCCTCCCGGGCCTGTACCGGCGGCTGTCCGGGACCGGCGCCGGTGCCGTCGCGCCGGCCACCAGCGACGAGCTCGCCGAGGCCATGATGGTCGCCTACGACCCGCTGCAGCGCGCCGTCATCGACCGCATGCACGCCGCCGGTGAGCCCGTGGACCTGGAGTGGTCCGAGGTCGGCCCGGTCGCCACCGACGCCGCCTTCGACCACCTGCGGCACGGCCGGAACGTGTCGGTCACCTACGGCATGAGCCTGCCCCCGCAGGGCGAGGTGTTCTCCAGCGTCCTCATGCAGCTGCTCGAGCCGATCCCCGAGGTCGACCGCAAGGCCGTCACCATCGTGTACGAGCCGATCAGCTCCGGCCGGGCACCGGACCTCGCGCAGGCCGACGTCAACAACGCGGCCACCCGCGCCGGCAGCATGCGCCGCCCCACCGAGCGCGTGCTCAACGACCTCGCCGCCGCCAAGGCCAACGCCAAGGCCAACGCCAAGGGCTCCGGGCTGCTCAACTTCGGGCTCGTCATCACCGCCACCGTCACCGACCCCGCCCGGTACCCCGAGATGGTCGCCGCGATGGACAACGCCATCGGCGCCGCCCGGCTCCGCTGCCGCGTCCTCGAAGGCTCCCAGGACTCCGCGTTCCTCATCGGCCACGCCGGGCTGCTCGGCATCGTGCCCGCCCGCCACCGCATCATCCCCGTCGAGCTGGGAGAGTCCCTGTGACCCGCCTCCGCGCTCTGCTGCACCGCAAGACCACCGGTGCGCAGCCGGCCACCGCGCCCCCGAACCGCGCCGACCGGCGCGGCCCCGGGCGGCGCGGCTGGCACGTCCCCGCCGGCGGCACGCAGCTCGTCATCGCCCCCATCGACCGGTTTCGGGCCACCAGCAACCAGCTGTGCGGGCTCTACCCGTTCGCCGCCGGTGCCGCCGCCCCCATGATCGGCGTCCCCATGGGCCGCCACCTCACCTCCGCCGCCGGCACCAGCGTGTGCTGCGACCCCATCTCCTGGTACCAGCGCGCCCGGCTGCTCTCCAACCCCAGCGAGTTCATCCTCGGCCTGCCCGGGCTCGGGAAGAGCACCATCGTCCGCCGGCAGGTCGTCGGCCTCAACGGCTACGGCACCAACAGCCTCGTCCTCGGGGACCTGAAGGGCGAGTACGTCGACGTCACCCGCGCCCTCGGCGGGCAGGTCATCGAGATCGGCCCCGAGGGCGGGCACATCAACTTCCTGGACCCCGGCGACGCGCGGGCCGCCGCCGACCGGCTCGAGGTCTACGCCGCCGACGCCGACCGCGCCGGGGCCACCGCGCGGGCCACCGAGCTCCGCCGGCACCGGTCGGTCATCCTCGCCGAGGCCCACACCCGGCGCACCACCGTGCTCGCCGCGCTCATGACCATCCTCCGCGGCGGGGTGCCCCCGCTGGACTGGGAGGAGGCCATCCTCGGTGCCGCGCTCCGCCTGGCCGACGCCCGCGCCGCCGGCCGCGTCGGCGTGCCGTGGGCGCCCGGCGCCGACGTCCCGATCGTCGCCGACCTGCTCGACGTCATCCGCGACGCCCCGGCCGAGGTGCGGCGCATGGCCATCGACCGCGGCGACCTCGCCCGATACCGGGAGAAGACCGAGTCCATCGAGGCGACCCTCGTCGCCCTGTCCGAGCCCGACGGCCGGTTCGGGGTCACCTTCGCCCGGCACACCACCACCCGCATGCGGCTGGACCGCTCCGTCGTCTACGACGTGTCCCGCATCGATGACGCGCAGATGGACTACCAGGCCGCCGTCCTGCTCGCCTGCTGGTCGGCCGGGTTCGGCGCGGTCAACATCGCCAACGTCCTCGCCGACGCCGGCCTGGAGAAGCGCCGCCACTACTTCGTCATCATGGACGAGCTGTGGCGGGCGCTGCAGGCCGGGCAGGGCATGGTCGACCGGGTCAACGCCCTGTCCCGGCTCAACCGGTCCAAGGGCGTCGGCGTGGCGATGGTCAGCCACACGATGGAGGACCTGCTCGCCCTCCCCACCGAGTCCGACCGGATGAAGGCCCGCGGCCTCGTCGCCCGCGCCGGCATGGTCATCTGCGCGGGGCTGCCGGAGAGCGAGTTCGAGCTGCTCCGCGGCGTCGCCCGGTTCTCCCGCGCCGAGCGGGACATGCTCATCGGCTGGACCGACCCCTCGGCGTGGAACCCCAAGACGGGCGCGGAGGACGCCCCGCCCGGGCAGGGGCACTTCCTCATCAAGGTCAAGACGAAGCCCGGCATCCCGTTCCACCTGCAGCTGACCAGCATCGAGCAGGACCTGGCGCTCAACGACACCAGCAAGCTGTGGCACGACGTGTCCCGCATCGGGTCGATCGCCGACCTGCCCCCGCTCGAGGGCGTGGCGGCGTGAGCGGTGGCATGACCGACGCGGAACTGGCCGAGCACCTGGCCGACCGGGAAGCCGAGATCGCGGGCCTCACCTACGCCCACCAGGCGATGTCGGCGGCGGCCGACGACGTCTTCCGGCAGCTTCGGGTCAAGCGGGACCAGCTCACCGCGCTCCGCGCGCATCTCGCCTCGATCGGGCGGCTGTCGTGAGCGCCACCGACCGGCAGACCCGCGGTGAGGGGCTGCTCGGGCTGGCCGCGCTGCTCGGCGTCGCCGGCGTGGCCGGGGTGTTCACCGGCACCGCGCACCTCGGTGCCGTCCTTGACGGGGACGGTGTCCGCCTGCCCTGGCATCCGCTCGTCCTCGCGCTGCAGCTGCGCTCGGGGGAGGCGGCGTGGCCCGAGCGCGGGTGGCTTGCCCTCGCGCTGCTGACGCTGCCGGTCGTCGTCCTCGCCGTGCTCGTCGGGTTGCTCGCCCGCCGTGCCCGGCGGGGGCGTAAGACCATCGACCGGGCCGCCGGGCACCTCGGCCGCGGGAAGGACCTCACCGACCTCTCCACCGCCGGGGCTACCCGGACCGCGCGGCGGCTGGGCATCGATGTGCCCGGCTTCCCTGTCGGGCGGGCCGTCGCCGGCGGGCAGCCGCTGTGGCAGGACTTCGAGGCCGTCGCCGTGTGGATCATCGGCCCCCGCGGCGGCAAGACCACCTCGGCCGCGATCACCGCCATCCTCTCCGTCCCCGGCTGCCCCGTGCTGGCCACCAGCAACAAGCGGGACTCCACCGACGCCACCCGCGACCTGCGTGCCCGCACCGGCCGCATCTGGGTGTTCGACCCCATGGGCCTCGCGGACGAGGAGCCCACCTGGTGGTGGAACCCGCTCGGCGCCGTGCACGACGAGGTGTCCGGGTTGAAGCTCGCCCGCACGCTGGTCTCCGCCGCCCGCGACCCCGGCGCCCGCACCGACGCCTACTTCGACAAGGCCGGGCCCTCGCTCATCGGGAACCTGTGCCTGGCCGCCGCCCGCGGCGTCGACCCCGAGACCGGCCAGCCGGACCCGCGGCCGATCACCCAGGTCTATGACTGGCTCACCGACTCCCTGGACGACGAGCCCGCCCGGCTGCTGAAGGCCGCCGGCTTCGTGCGCTCGGCGAAGGCCGTGCAGGCGGTCATCCGCATGGAGCCCAAGCAGCGCGGCGGCATCTACGGCACCGCCCAGGAGCTGATGAGCTTCCTTATCAGCTCCCGCACCGAGCGGTGGATCACTGACCCGACCGGGGCCCGGCCGCAGTTCGACCCGACGGCGTTCGTCGTCTCCACCGACACGCTGTACCTGCTGTCCAAGGAAGGTGACGCCTCGGCGGGGCCGCTGGTCACCGCGCTCACCGTCGCCGTCACCGAGGCAGCCGAGGCCGAGGCCAAGACCTGCCCCGGTGGGCGGCTGCGCGTGCCGCTGCTGCTCTGCCTGGACGAGGCCGCGAACATCTGCAGGTGGCACCAGCTGCCCGACCTCTACAGCCACCTCGGCTCCCGCGGCATGCCGGTCATCACGTTCCTGCAGTCCTGGTCCCAGGGCGTGGACGTGTGGGGCCGGGAGGGCATGCGGAAGCTGTGGTCGGCGGCCAACCTGCGCGTCGTCGGCGCCGGCGTCTCCGAGGACGAGTTCCTCGAGGGCCTGTCGAAGTTCACCGGCACCTTCCGCGACGTCACCCGCTCCGGCTCCACCGGCAAGGACTCCCGCTCGCGCTCGTGGTCCGAGCACCGCGAGCGGGTCCTCGACGTCGCCGACCTCGGCGCGATCCCGAAGGGCCGGGCGGTGCTGTTCACCACCGGCGTCCGGCCCGTGCTGCTGCGCCTGGTGCCCTGGATGGCCGGCCCGCACCAGGACGCCGTCCGGGCGTCGATCGCCGCGCACGACCCGGCCGCCGCGGTCACCCTCGCCGACGCCGACGTCCCCGACGACGTGTGGGCCGCGGCGTGACCGCGCTCCCCGACGCCTGGGGCGCCCCGGACGACGCGTGGATGGACGACGTCGCCGCCAGCGTCAAGCCCCGCCCGGCCGCCCCGCCCCCACCGCCCGAGGCGCCGCCGCAGACCTTCTACCCCTCGCTGCCCGAGTTCGTCGCCGATCAGCTCGCGCCCATGTACCGCCGGCCGCTGGGCACCCTCATCTGGTGCCCGATGTGGTGGAAGCACGCTGAGGCCATCGCGCGACTGGAGGCGCTGTGGCGGTCGTGGGAGCACCTGCGCCTGGAGCCGGCGCTGGGCATGAGCGTGTGGTTCCGCGACCACGCCGACGTCCACATGCCCGTCCTGCTGGACTCGAACGGCCCGTTCCACGGCTGCAACGAGGAACGGGGGCACTCGCCCCGGCTGGCCGCGCTCCCGGTCGAGGCGCCCCCGGAGCGGCTGTTCCCTCTAGCGCGCCCCACCGAACAGGGCTAACGTAGTCAACGGCACCAACGGTGCCGTTTCTCCTACCAGCTGAGGAGCTGTCCTCGTGTCAGTCCTGTCCATCTCCGGGCCCATCGGCCGCACCGACGTGCCCACCACCGACGGGCGCCTGCTCGTCGGCGAGGGCCTCGTGCTCCCCGAGCGGGCCATCCCCCTCACCGCCCTGCACGCCGGCATCCGGCCCGACCTCGGCGACTACGGCGCCGACCCCGTCGGCGTCATCTCCACCTGGGACACGATCAAGGAGCTGGAGCTGCCCGGCTCCGGCCGCCCGCACAGCAACGTCCTCGAGGTGCTCGGCGAGGTCTACGACGACCAGCGCGTCCCCGCCTCCACCTACCGCGGTGGCCTGCAGGTCAGCTACGAGTCAGCCGACGTCGAGGTGCGCCCCGACGAGCGGTGGCCCGAGCAGGGCCTGTTCGTCATCCGCCGCTGGACGCCGATCGCCGTCGTCCTCCACCTGCCCGGCTCCCTCGGCGTCAACGCCTGGCCGGACCTGGCCGACCTCGTGGTCGAGGTCCCGAAGCCGTGAGGTACCGGCCGAAGTACCTGTTCCGCGTCACCGCCACCTGGACGTCTCCGGGGCGGCCCACCGAGACCCGGGCCTGGCACTACCAGTCGAAGAAGGCCGCGGAGAAGCGGGCCGCGCTGCTCCGCGCCGGGGCCCCTGCTGTCGGGGGGTACGACCACATGAGCGGGCCGATGGAGCGGGTCGCGGAGATCCCCGCGGCCAGCACGGTCGTCATCGAGCGGTCTGAGCGCGTCGTCTGGCCCTCGCCCGTGGCTGCGGCATGAGCGCCGAGCTGCAGGCCCCGCTGCCGGGCAACGTGCTGCAGACCGTGGTCGACCTCGGCCCCGAGTACGGCAACGACGGCCGGGCCGACACCCGGGACGTCGGCGCCGCGCAGGTCACGACGTCGATGGTCGACCGGGAGGGCTACGGCGACCTGCCCACCCGCGTGCACCGGCCGGTCCTCGACCTGGACTTCCCCGCCCAGCTTGTGCCCTCGTCCACGCCCGGGCACTTCCACCTCTACCTGGACCTGGAGGTCCCGCACGCGAAGTACATGACCCTGCTCGGGGCGCTCGCCGACGCCGGGGTCATCGAGCCCGGCTACTGCGGGGCCAGCCAGGAGCGCGGCTACACCGCGGTCCGCCTGCCCTGGGTGAAGAAGGAGGCGGCAGCGTGAGCGAGTGGCTGGAGAACGTGCTCCTGGTCGTCGCCGGCGGGAACTTCGCGTTCCTGCTGGTGTGGCTCGACCGACGGCGGGGTCGTCGGTGATCGGCGACCGGGCGATGGTCATCGCCGTCTGCAACCAGAAGGGCGGCGTCGGCAAGACCACCGTCACCGTCAACCTCGCCGGCGAACTCGCCGCAGCCGGGTTCCGCGTGCTCGTCATCGACGCCGACCCGCAGGGCAACGCCTCCGCCCGGCTCGGCGTGCACGCCCCGGACCTGACGCTGGCCGACGTGCTGGCCGTGCAGCCCGCCACCGGCGACGTCATGCCCAACGGTGCCGCGCACGCCGTCACCGAGGCCGGCGCGCTGTGGCCGGAGTCCCTCGGCGTGCTGCCCTCCGAAGCCGGGCTGTCGGCCCGGGAGATGGAGCGGGACCTCGGGTGGGAGCGGCGGCTGCGCACCGCCCTCGACGGGGAGGACCGCGGCTGGGACGTCGTGCTCATCGACTGCCCGCCCTCGGTCGGGCTGCTCACCGTCAACGCCCTCGTCGCCGCCGACCGGGCGCTGCTGGTCACCGAGCCCGGCGCCGACAGCGTCGCCGGGCTCGCGCTCATGACCCGCACCGTGGCCACCGTCCGCCGCAGCTACAACCCCGACCTCGCGCTGGCGGGGATCGTGGTCAACCGGTGGCGGCCCGGCCGGCGGGACGGCGACGAGTGGCTGGCCGCGCTGGTCGAGGACTACGCCGAGCTGGTGCTCGAGCAGCAGGTCCCCGAGCGGGAGGTGGTGAAGCAGGCCGCTTCGGCTGCTGCTCCGCTCACCGAGTACCGCACCGCCGCCGCCGGCGACGTCCGGGCCGCACTGCGGTCCGTGGCCCACCACCTCTCCCTGGAGCTGTCCTGATGCCCCCACCGTCCCGGCGGCGCACTGGTGCCCCCGACGCGGCCACCCTCGCCGAGCTCACCGGCTCGGCCCCGCTGCCGAAGGCCCCGGCGGTCGACCCCGTGCTCGGCGCCCGCCCGGCCGGGCTGCCCGAGCCGGCACCGGTGGCCTCTCCGCAGCAGCGCGCCATCGACGCCGCGGTCGACCGGGGGCTGGTCGAGTCCCCGATCGCGCCGGGCACCGTCACCGCCGCGGCCCCCGCGGTGGCGACGTCCTCGGCGGGTGCCCGGGAGAAGAGCACCTTCTACGACACCCCGGCCGGGCTCGCCCGCGCCCGCGCCGCCTACCTCAACAGCCACGTCGCCGAGGGGGAGCGGTCCTGGGCGGAGTTCGTGGCCCGCGCCGTCCGCCGCGAGGTCGAGCGGCGGGAGGAGGCGTACAACGGCGGCCGGTCCTGGGCACCGGTGAGCAGCGGCCAGCTGCCCACCGGCCGGCCCCTGGGCGGCTGATCGACTACCGTCTCACCTGCTGGCCGCGTTCCTAGGACGCCGCGGCCGGACTGATCGGGCCTTCGCCCCTCGGGCGCTGCTGCTAGCTGGATCAGCTGGAGCGGCCCCGGGGGGCGTTGTGCTGCCCGGGGCCGTCAGCGTGTCGGTGACGGCTCGTAGGCAGCGGCCGTGCTGGTCGGCTACCCTCCGGGTTGTACCGCCGCTGGCCGAGGGCCGGGCGCTCGCACTTCCGAGCACCCCAGGAGCCTCCCCCGTGAGCCTGTCCACCCTCCCCGCCGTCCCGCGCATCGGGCGGGACCGCGCCGGCGCCCGCTTCACCGTGTTCGTCCCCACCGAGGACACCGCCCCCGCGATCGACCTGCCCGAAGGCGGCGTCGACGCCGCGGACGACGAGGCGCTCGCCGACCTCGAGACCCGCGCCGTATCCGCGTTCGAGGCCATCCGCGACAAGGAGTTCCTCACCGACGACGACGTCGCCGAGGCCGAGCGGCTCGCCGAGGTCGTCACCGCCGTCCGCGTCGAGCAGGACGGTCGCGCCAGCGCCAACGCCGAGCGGCGCAACAAGCTCGCCGGCATCGAGCTGCCCGGCTCCTCCGCCGCAGACGACGCAGACGCCGACGCCGACGGCACCGCCGCGGACGACGTCGAGGTCCCCGACGACGCCTCCGAGCTGGAGCCCGACGCCGTCACCGCCGCCGCCGCAACCGGTGGCGCCACGACCCGGCCGCGTGCCCGGGCCGCCGACCTGGCCCGCCTGTCGAAGAAGCCGGCCGCCCCCGAGCGCCGCCCGATCAGCCTCATCGCCGCCCCCGAGGCGCCCGGCCACCAGGCTGGCACCGCGTTCGGCTCCTTCGGTGAGGTCGCCGAGGCCGTGTCTCGCCGGGCGTCGGAGTACCCCTCGTCTCCGCTGCCGGGCACCCGGACCCGCATGAAGCACGGGATCGCGCTGCTCCGCAAGGACTTCGAGCCCGGCCTCGTGGCGAAGGCCGTCACCGACTCCCAGGTCCTGGACTACGCGATCGACCAGCACCGCCTCCCCGGCGGCTCCCTGGTCGCCGCCGGTGGCTGGTGCGCTCCGTCGGAGACGCTGTACGACCTCGCCGAGTACGAGGCCGCCGACGCGCTGGTCGACATGCCGGAGATCAACGTCGCCCGCGGCGGCATCCGGTTCACCCCGGGCCCGGACTTCCGGTCGATCTTCGACGGCACCGGCTTCTCCCAGACCGAGGCGCAGGCCACCGCCGGGCAGACCAAGCCCTGCTACCGCGTCGAGTGCCCCCCGTTCACCGAGGAGCGCGCCGGCGTCGAGGGGCTGTGCATCACCGCCGGCATCCTGCAGAACCGGGCCTACCCGGAGCTGACGGCCCGCGTCGTCCGCGGTGCTCTCGCCGCGCACGCGCACCGCATCTCGGCGAAGAGCATCGCCCGCATGGTGGCGCTGTCGACCGCCGTGCCGACGCTTCCGAACCCCGGCGGTGGCGCGGGCACCCCGGTGCTCAACGCCATCGAGCTGGCCGTCGAGGACGTCAAGTACCGGCACCGCATGGCGCGGGGCACCACCCTCGAGGCGGTGTTCCCGGCGTGGATCCTCCCCGCGATCCGGGCCGACCTGGCGTGGCAGGGCGGCAAGGACCTGCTCGACGTCACCGACGCCGAGGTGCGGGCCTGGTTCACCCAGCGCAGCATCGCCCCGCAGTTCGTCTACGACTGGCAGGACTCCGGTCTCGGCCAGGCCGTGGCCGCGGTGCGCTGGCCGGCGACGGTGTCGTTCCTGGTCTACCCCGCAGGCACGTTCGTGCGCGGCATGGGCGACGTCATCAGCCTCGACACCGTCTACGACTCCGCGGGCCTGGTGGAGAACGAGTTCACCGGCCTGTTCACCGAGGAGTCGCTCATGGTCGCCAAGCTCGGCCACGACTCCCGCGTCTACACGGTGCCGATCGCCGCGGACGGCTACCACGCCGCCGGTGGCCCCGTCGCCGTCGCTGCCGTCTGACCCCTCGCAGCGCCTGACCCGAGGCCGGGGAGCCTGACCGGCTCCCCGGCCTCGGTCATGGAAGGAGCGCACCGCCCGTGACCTCTCCCGCCCCCGCCCCGCTGCACGACGTCGAGGAGCCGACTCCCGAGACGGCCGGCTACGGGCTGTACTCCGTCGCCGTCCCGGTGGACGACCCCGACCCGCACGCGGCCAACGGCGTCCAGTGGGAGCCCACGATCTGCGGGCTGGCCACCACGTTCCCCGTCGGCTGCGCCGTCGAGAGCCCGTTCCCCGGCGACGTGCCCGAAGGCACCGACCTGGTGCAGGCACCCCCGATCGGCGTGCACGCCGGCATCCAGTGCAAGCCGGTCGGCACCACGCTCGAGCACCTGCGCGACGTCGCCCGGGCCCGTATGCGCCTCACGGAGCAGACCGCCGTCGAGCGCGCCTACTGGACCGGGGAGGGCTGGGCCCCCGACGTGGAGCCCGTGCACCTCGCCGACGCCGTGGCCGCGGAGATCCTCTCCGGCACGGCGCTGAAGCCCGCGCTCGCCTTCGGCCGCCTCGAGGAGGCCATCGGCCTCATGACCGGCGCGGTCGGCGTCATCCACGCTCCCCGCGTCGCCTTCCAGGCGCTCAAGGGCATGGTGTCGGAGTCCCGCGGGGTCATGCGCACCGAGCTCGGCACGAAGGTCGTGTTCGGCACCGGCTACCCCGGCTCCGGCCCGGCCGGGCAGGCGCGCACCGACGAGGCCACCTGGCTCTACGCCACCGGCCCCGTCAAGGTCGTCCGCCGCCCGGTCATCGACCTGCCCGAGAACCTCCCCGAAGCACTGGACCGGGAGACCAACGTCGCCACGGTCCAGACCGCCCGCATCGTGTCCGTCGGGCACTCGTGCGGGCTGTTCGCCGTCCCCACCAACCTCACCGTCTGACCGAAGGAGCACCTCGCCGTGTCCGAGCCCACCGCCCCGCAGTTCGTGGAGATCTTCGCCGCCAACGCCGACCAGCCCGACATCTCCCGTCGGCTGCTCGCCGCCTGTGACGAGCTGGGCGTGGCCCAGGAGTCGGTGGCCACCGTGTTCCAGGGCTTCCGCGTCCCCGCCGACGTCGCCGAGGCCGCCGGCTTCAGCGCCTCCGAGGACGGCGCCGTCGACGCGATGGCCGTCGAGGGCAAGGCCCTGACCAACACCGCCGTCGCGCAGCGCCCCGCCCCGGCCGGGGGTGTCGCCGCGACCGACGGTGCGCAGACCGGCGGCACGCTGGCCCGCTCCGGCAACGAGCCCAACGGTGGCGCCACGCACGCCGAGGCCACCACCGGTGCTCCCACCGAGGCCGACGTCCCCGAGGGCGACCCGAACGGTGGCTTGACCCACGGCGCTCCGCCGCCGGTCGAGGGCGCCCGCGACGAGACGCACACCGGGCTGCCGGCGAAGAGCACCGAGAACGTCGCCGACGCCAGCGACACCGGTGGCGACGACGAGGGCGGCCCGGCCGAGGGTGAGCTGCGCGGGGAGGCCCTGGACGAGGCCCTCCGCGCCGCCGACCTGCCCACCACCGGCCGCGTCGCGGAGAAGCAGGCGCGGCTCGCCGCGCACCGCGCCGGCCAGTAACACCCCCGCGACCCCCGCCGCCCCGCCCTCCTGACCGGAGGGCGGGGCGGTATCGCCCTACCGGAGCCCACCGATGCCTCTCCTGCCGCACACCGACCCGACGCATGTCGTCGCCCGGGTCACTTCCGCCCGCGTGCTCTCAGCCGTGTTCAACGTGGTCGTCGGGATCCGGCTGCTGTTCCCCGACGACACCCTCGCCTCCAGCGCCGGCTACAGCCTCGCCCGCCAGCACTTCGCCAACGACGTCATCTTCGGGTCCGTGCTCATCGTCCTGGGCCTGATCATGGGCGCCGGGCTCTACAGCGACGCCCTCGACCGGATCATCGACGGCGCGACCCTGGCGGGCATGGCCGTGTGGGGGCTGTTCGCCTTCGACCTGACCTGGGTCAACCCCGCCCAGATCGGCACCTTCGCCTACGGCATCCTCGCCGTCGGCACCCACGTCTACGCCTACGTCCACCTGCTGTCCTGGCGCAACCAGCAGGCCCGCGGCATCCCCGAGGGCCGCGCGTGAACGGCGACACGATCGTCGCCGTCCTCACCGCCATCGGGGCCATCCTCGCCGGGCTCGGCGTGAAGGACCTCGTGCAGCGGTACGTCACCCGCCGCGGTGAGCGCGCTGACGTCGCCGCCGCCGAGCGCAAGGAGGTCTCCGCCGTCTCGGCGCAGGGCAATTTCGACGTGCTTCGGCTGCTGCTGGAGGAGACGAAGAGCCGCGTCGACTCCTACGAGCAGTCGATCGTCTCCCTGAAGGCCGACCACGCCGCGGACATCAGCGAGCTGAAGACGGAGAACCGGTCCCTCGAGCGGCAGGTCGCCGACCTCCGGCAGCTGGTGCAGGACTACCAGCTGGGCAGCCGCGTTCCCCGCGGGATGGTCCTCGTGCCCGCCCAGGAGATCCGCTCCATCCGCGAGAGCCACGCCGGGCTGCTCCTGCACCGCTGGTACCCCGGCGAGCTCGAGGCCAACGACGAGGCCGCCAACCCCGGCGGGGGCCAGTACCCCGGGGCCTCCCCGGGCTCGGCGCCGCGCAGCATCACCGCGCAGATCACCCGCCTCGACGGGCCCAGCGAGCGGTGATGGAGGACGAGCAGCTGCACGAGGGCGTCCGCGACCTGCACGACCGGGTCACCCGCCTCTCGGACTCCCTGCAGGCCGACCGCGTCGCCCGGGACCTCTCCGAGCGGCTGGCCGGCGCCGCCGACGAGACCGCCGAGCGCACCCGCTCCCGGCTGCACCACGTCGCCGTCGTCCTCGCGCTCGGGCTGCTGCTGTGGACCCCGCTCACCGCCTACGGCGCCGTGTGGCTGCACGAGAAGGTCCGCAACAACTGCTACCCGCTCGCCGCCTACGGCCAGCCCGCCGCGCCCCCGCCGGCGGAGGAGGAGTGGTACTGCGGGCTGTTCCCGGGCACCGACCACCCGATGCCCCCCGGGCGGTAAGCGCGCCGACCCCGCTCGGGCCTGCGCGCTGCACTACCCTCCGAAGTTGTACCGCCGCTGGCCGAGGGCCGGGCGCTCGCTCCCGAGCACCCTGGAGTCCCCCGTGAACGGTACCTTCGCTCCCATCCGCGGTCGGCGGATGCGCATCACCCGGCTGGACGAGTGCGGCGTCCCCGTCATCGGCCCGAAGTCCACCCGCGTCAGCAAGGGCTTCGTCTCCGTCGGCCTGTCCCCGCAGTACGAGACCGCCGACGCGATCGCGGTCACCAACGGCTCCGGCGAGTCCGACTTCAACGAGCCCGGCGACTCCACCCTCACCGGCATGAACGCCGAGATCGCGTTCACCCGCGTCGACCCCGACCTGTTCTCCCTCATGACCGGGCAGCAGGTCGTCCTCGACGCCAAGGCCGCCGCCGTCGGCTTCCGGCTCTCCGGCGGCGTCCCCGTGCTCGGCGGGTGGGGCCTGGAGGTGTGGACCGACCTCGCCGGGCAGGCGTGCGCCGGCGCCAAGGCCTACGGCTACACCCTGCTGCCGTTCCTGAAGGGCGGCACCATCGGCGACTTCAGCCTGGAGAACGGCGCCGCGAGCTTCAGCCTGTCGTCCTCCACCCGGGAGAACCCGGGCTGGGACGTCGGCCCCTACGACGTGGTCGACATCTCCGCGGCCGAGGGCACCATCACCCCGGGGCCGCTGCTCACCGCGATCGGGCCGAAGGACCACTTCCACCTGCAGATGACCACGATCGCACCGCCGGCCGAGAGCTCCGGCCTGGTCGCGCTCGCCGCCTGAGCGTGACCGACCCGCTGCCCACCGGCTGGGCCCCGAGCACCGACCTGCTCGGGGCCAGCTGGGACGCCCTCCCCACCGACGTGCAGGCGGTCGCCCAGCAGGTCGCCGTCCGCACCCTGTGGGCGCTGTCCGGGCGACGGTTCGGCACCCTCGACGTCACCCTCGCCCCGTTCATCCCCCCGCCGCGCGTCGGCTGGTACACCGGGCACCGCACCGGCGTCGCCCTCAACGCCGGCGCCGGGATGGCCGTCAACGGCTACTGCACCCCCGCCCGCGCGTTCCGGCTCCCCGGGCCCGTCGTCGGCGTCTCCCAGGTCGTGGTCGACGCCGAGGTCCTCGACAGCGCCGCCTGGCACCTGGACCCCGACGGGACCCTCGTGCGCACCGACGGCGGCGGCTGGCCCGTCGCCCAGGACGTCTACGCGCCCCGCTGGGCCGTCCGCTACACCCGCGGCCTCGCCCCCGGCGTCGACGGCAACCTCGCCGCCGCCCGCTACGCCCTCGAGCTCGGCCGCGGCATGGTGGTCGACCCGAAGTGCAAGCTGCCTTCCCGCGCCCGCGACGTCACCCGGCAGGGCACCAGCGTCACCCTCGCCGCCCCCGAGGACCTCGCCGACGCCGGCTACACCGGCGTCCCCACCGTTGACGCGTGGCTGCGGTCGGTCAACCCCGACGGGCTCCGGCAGGCCGCCACCCTCTGGTCGCCGCTGTCGGCCAAGCACCGCGTGCTCGCCGTCCACTCCGGGGCCGACCAGTGACCTACGCCAGCGGGCTGTGCATCCTCCCCGACGGCACCGTCCTCGACGGCGTCGCCGCCCCCCTGCTCGGCCGGGTCCGCGACGTCACCGTCGAGCTGTACGACGAGCTCCACGAGCGGGACCCCTCCGTCCTGACCCCCTGCGCCGTCCTGGCCGTCGCCGGCGTCGAGGTGCCCCTGGACCGCGGCACCGACCTCACCGAGGACTGCTGCGGGCAGCTGTGGGTCCGCCTCGTGTCCTCGGTGCCCTCCCGCAACTTCCCCGAGCCCGACGCCGGGCCGCACACCGCCGAGATGTCCTGGGCGGTCACCATCGAGGTCGGCGTCGCCCGGCCAGCGCCGGTGGTCACCGAGGTCGACGGCGCCGCGGTCCTCCCCCCGATCGAGGACGAGGAGGAGGCCGCCAGCGTCGCCGCGATCGACGCCGCGATCCTCCGCGAGGCGCTGCTCAACCGGTACGCCGACGCCGAGGACGTGGGCATCGTCCTGGGCGCCTGGACCCCGTTCGGGCCCGACGGCGGCATCGTCGGCGGGCTCATCACCGCGACCATCCAGGTCGTCTGAGGTAGGGAGCTGTCATGGCCGATGTTCGTGTGCGCACCGAGACCCCGATGCTCGGGCTGGCCTGGTACGAGGAGGTGACCCTCACCCGCACGCCGCTGATCGACGCGGCGATCGCCGACGGTCGGCTCACCGTCCTGGACGACGACGGCGAGGAGGCCCTCCTGCGCGGCGCCGCCCTCGACGCCGCGCTGGCCGCCGCCGAGCTGTCGACGTCGGGCTCGGTGGCGGAGAAGCAGCAGCGCCTCGCCGAGCACCGCGCCGGCACGCCAGCGGGGGAGTAGCCCCGTGCCCGCCACGGCCCGGCTGGTCATCAACCAGTCCGAACTCCGCACCCAGCTGGTCGGGCCTGGCGGGCTCGTCACCCGGCACGTCATCCGGCAGATCCGGCTCATCCGCAACCGCGCGGTGCTCTACTGCCCGGTCGACACCGGCAACCTCCGGTCCTCCATCACCTCGGCGACCCGCACCGAGGGCATGCTCGTCATCGGCCGGGTCGGCACCGCGGTCGAGTACGCCGCCGACGTCCACGAGGGCGTGCGCGCGCAGACCGTGACGGTGGCCGCGCACCAGGTGAAGGCCCGGACGATCAAGGCGCACACCGTCAAGGCGCACACCCGGAAGGCGTACACCGTCCCGGCGCGCAACGGCCGGAAGTCCTACACCGTCCCGGCCACCGAGGTGCCCGCCCACCAGGTGGCCGCCCGCACGCAGCTGGCGCACACCGTGCCCTCCCACAGCCGGAAGATCGCCGCTCGAGCGGGCCGGCCGTTCCTCCGCCGCGCGATGGAGGAGGTCATCGACCGCAACGCCTGACCGCGTGCCTGGCGTCACCAGCCGACCGCAGACGGTTACCGTGCTGTCGTCTGCTCGCCCCCTGCACCAGGAGCCCCTCGTGACCGAGATCCGCGACTACACCACCAAGCCGAAGGAGACCGCCGAGGGCGCCGACGCGCCTCCGCTGTTCCGCTTCAAGGTCGACGGCGTCGAGATGTCGGCGAGCAAGCCCAAGGACGCCCTCATCGCCCAGCTCGCCCCGGTGCAGTCCCGCCGCACCCCCGCCGGCATGAAGATCAAGCTCGCCCTGGACTTCCTCGGCGACTGCGTCCTCGAGCCCGGCCGCACCATCCTCGAGGGCCGCCTGCTCAACAACGACGACGACCTCGACGCCGAGGACGTCATGCCGATCCTGGCCGACATGGGCGACTTCTGGAAGGACTACGACAAGCAGCAAAAGGCCACCAAGCGCCGGTGAGCGCCCGGTCGCGTCTGGACGCCTGGCGCGACCGGCGGCTGGACCCGCTTGCCTTCCGCATCGACGGCCGGCTGTTCGAGGTGGCCGAGCACCCCGCCCGGGTGTGGGTGCTGGCCATCCTCTCCGACGAGCCCGCCGACCTGCTGCTCGAGGTCCTCCCCGACGACGTCGCCGAAGAGCTGTGGGACACCGCCCTGGACCCCGACGAGGACCTCGACCCGGCGCTGCTGCACCGCATCGGGCAGGGCCTGCTCGCCCAGGCCGCCGGCCGCCCGTGGTGGCAGGCCACCATGCTCGTGGCCACCATGGTCGACGGCTGGGACACCTTCATCGCCGTCGCCCGCGACCGCGGCCTCGGCGACCCTCTGGACTGGCCGCTGGACGAGCTGTGCGCGTGGGTGTACCTCCGGCTCACCCAGCACGCCAAGAAGGAGGACGTGGCCCGCCTGGACGCCGAGCTGGCCTCCCCTCCGCTGCCGCCGGCCGACGTCGACCCCGACGACGACAGCCCGATCGAGGGCGAGGAGGACGGGTGGCTCGCGCTCGCCGCGCAGATGGCCGCCCCCACGGGCGGGTGAGCGGCGTGCGCGCCTGACCGGCTGCCCCCCGGCCCGCCCGCTAACCTGAGTGCTGCGCTGCTGGTTCTGGACCGAGCGCCCCATCGTTCTAGGGGCGCAGGTTCGTGGAGGCTGGTCGGAAGCTCGGTGAGGCGTACATCGCCGTCACCGCCGATGCCCGCAACGTCGGCCGGGACCTCTCCGAGGAAGCCGAGAAGGCCCTCGCCGACGCCGCCCGGGCGATGGGCGAGACCCTCGATGACGAGCTCGCCGACGCCGCGGCGCGCGGCCTGGACGGGCTCGGCCCCGCCGTCGAGGACAGCGTCACCCGCTCCACCGAGCGCGCCGGCGGCAAGATGGCCGCGGCGCTCAACAAGCGGCTGGTCGCCGCCCTGGGCAACCTGCCCGAGGTCACCGTCCAGGCCGACGCCACCGAGGCCGACTACGCGCTGGCCTCCATCCGCGAGCGCCTGAACTCTCTCTCCAGCGCGCGCATCGGCGTGGACGTGTCCACCACCGCCGCCCTGTCCGAGCTGGACATCATGCAGGCCGAGCTGGCGCAGCTGGCCGCCTCCGACGTCGACGTCGCCATCCGCGTCGACGCCGCCTCCGCCGCCGCGGAGCTGGCCGCCGTCACCTCGCTGGTCTCGGACATCGACGGGTCCACCGCCGACGTCAACGTCCGCGCCGACACCTCATCGATCGACCGCATCCCCGGCTCGGCGTCCGGGGCCGGCGGCAGCCTCGGAGTGCTCGCCGCCGCCGCGATCGCCGTCTCCCCGGCGCTGCTGGCCATCGGCGCCGCCGCGGTCGCCGGCATCGGCATGGTCGGCCCGCTCGCGGTCGGCGCCGCCGCCGGGCTCGGCGCCATGCTGCTCGGGTTCGCCGGCGTCGGGAACGCCGTCAAGCTGCTCGACCAGCGGCAGGCCGCCCTCGCCACACAGACCGGGAAGTCCGCCGGGTCGCAGGTCTCCAACGCCGGGGCCGTCGAGCAGGCCACCCGCTCCCTGGCCAACACGCAGGCCAACGCCGCCGACGCCGCGATCAAGGCCGCCGAGCGGGTCGCCGACGCCGAGGAGGCCCTCACCGAGGCTCGTCTCGCCGCCGCGGACAAGGAGACCCGCGCTCGGGAGGCGGCGGCTGCCTCCATCCAGACCGCGCTGCGCCGGCAGTCCTCCGCGCAGGACTCCCTCACCGACAGCCTGCTCGACGTCGCCCGCGCCCAGGAGTCGGTCAACGACGCGATCCTGGCCGCGCAGCGCCGCTTCGAGGACCTGTCCAACTCGGTCGCCTCCAACGCCCTCGCGCAGCGCCGCTCGGTCGCCTCCGTCGCCGACGCCTACGAGGCGCTGCAGAAGGTGCAGCGCAACCGGCACGCCACCGACGAGATGCGCGACGCCGCGCAGCTGGCCTACGAGGAGCAGCTGCAGCAGCAGCGGGAGCTGAAGCTCACCGGCGACCGGCTGGCCGCCCAGCAGGCCGAGGCCAACGCCACCGGCGTCGACGGGGCCGACGAGGTCGTCTCCGCCCGGCAGCGCCTCGCTGACGCCGAAGCCCGGGCTGCTGATGACCGGCAGGCCGTCGCCGACGCCGACGCAGCCCTGGAAGCCGCCCGGATCAAGGGCGCCAACGACGTCGCTCGCGCCCAGGCCGAGGGCGCGGCCAAGATCGCCGACGCCCAGGACGCCATCACCGACGCCCTCCGCGAGCAGGCGACCCAGGCCCGGCAGGCGAAGTTCTCCATCGAGCAGGCCACCGCCGCCCTCGCCGCCGCCGGCGCCGCGGGTGCTGCTGCCGGCGCGGCCGGGGCCTCCGGGCTCGGCGCCATCGATGACGAGCTGGCCAAGGTCGACCCCGCGACCCGCCGGTTCGCCGAGTACTTCGACAGCACCATGCGCCCGGCGTTCGACCGGCTGAAGGCCTCCGCCGCCGCTGGGCTGCTGCCCGGCGTCGAGGCCGGCTTCGACGCGATCCTGCCGCTGATGCCCCGGTTCGAGCGGTTCCTGGGGTCGCTGGGCACCACCGTCGGCAACGTGTTCCGCGAGCTCGGGGAGCGGCTGAACTCCCCGTTCTGGTCGGACTTCTTCACCATGCTCGAGACCACCGCCGGGCCGGCGTTCGAGACCGTCGCTGGGGCCGTCCTCGACGTGGTCGAGGGGCTCGCCGGCATCCTCATGGCCTTCGCGCCCATGCAGGAGGACGTCAACGGCGGGCTGCTGTCGCTCACCGACCGGTTCGCCACCTGGGGCAAGGAGCTCAAGGACTCCGAGGGGTTCAAGAACTTCATCGCCTACGTCCAGGACAACTGGCCGAAGGTGCAGGAGATCCTGGGCAACCTCGCCGACCTGGTGGGCAACCTGCTCGAGGGCGGGGCTGGGGCCACCTCCCCGGTCCTGGACGCGCTCGTGCAGTTGTCCGACGTCCTGGCCTCCATCCCCCCGGATGTGCTCGTCGGGCTCATCACCGCCTTCATCGGCCTGCAGGCCGCCTCATCGGCCGGTGGTGCCGTGTCGCGGTTCTCCGAGGGCCTGAAGTCGTTCACCGGCGTCACCTCGGGGGCGGTGGACAAGGTCGCCGCGTTCGGCGACAAGCTGGTCGAGTACGGGCCTCGCCTGGGGGAGTACCGGGAGAAGCTCGCCTCGGCCGTGGAGACCGCGAAGGGCCTCCCGGACAAGCTGTCCCGGGTCGGCTCGGCCATCTCCAGCACCGGGTCGAAGGTCGGCACCGCGATCGCCGACGGCGGGCGGCTCATCGCCCACTGGGGCCGCATGTCCGCCGCCGCCGCCACCGAGGCGGCCAAGACCGCCGGCGCGTGGGTCGCCTCCGCCGCGCGCACCACCGCCTCCCTGGCGACGCAGGCCGCGCAGTTCGTTGTCCAGGGCGCCCGGATGGTCGTGCAGGCCGCGATCACCGCCGCCTCCGTTGTCGCCTCCTGGGTCGTCATGGGTGCGCAGGCCACGCTGCAGGCCGCCCGCATGGCCGCCGCGTGGCTGATCGCTATGGGACCGATCGCCATCGCGGTCGCCGCGATCGTCGGCATCGTGATCTTGGTCGTCAAGTACTGGGACGAGATCAAGCAGTTCACGATCGACGCCTGGACCGCCGCCTCCGAGGCGGTCGGCCGCGGCATCGACTGGATCGTGGACTTCGTGACCGGGCTCCCCGGCCGCGCCTGGTCCGCCCTGTCCGGCCTGGGCTCGATGCTGGCCGACCTGTTCTCGTCGGCCTGGCGGTGGGCGCGTGACACCGTCGGCCGCGGGATCGACGGCTTGATCGACTTTGTGACCCGTCTGCCCGGCCGGGCGATGGATGGCCTGCGCAACCTGGGCTCCATGCTCGGCGACGTGTTCGGCACCGCCTGGCGGTGGGCGCGCGACGCCGTCTCCGGCGGGATCGACAACGTGCTCGGCTTCGTGACCGGGCTCCCCGGCCGGATCACCGGCGCCCTCTCCGGGCTCGGCTCCCTGCTGATCGGCCTCGGCGGGGACCTCATGCGCGGGCTCGTGAACGGCATCGAGTCCGCCGCCGGGTTCGTCGGCAACGTCGGCCGCAACATCGTCAACTCGGTGATCGGCTTCGTGAACAGTCAGGTCATCGACCGGGTCAACAACCTGCTGACCTTCGAGGTCGCCGGCATCAAGGTCAACCCGCCGGACATCCCGCGCATCCCGCGGCTGGCCAACGGCGCGATCGTCACCCGGGCGACGCTGGCCATCATCGGTGAGGCCGGCCCCGAGGCCGTCGTCCCGCTGTCCTCCGGCCGGGCCCGCCGCCGCGACCAGCTCATGAAGCGGACCGGCCTCGGCGGGGAAGGCTACATCGACGCGCGCCAGTACTACACCGTCCGCGACACCCAGACCGCCGAGGAGGTCGGGGCGGTCGTCGGGACGCGCGTCGTCCGCGACGTGCGCAACGGCGTGTCCTCCCGCTATTCAGGAGCTGCCGCATGACCGCCCCCCTCGTCCTCCCCGAGCGCCCCGGGCAGCCGGTGGCCGGGCCGTTCGTGCCCACCTCGTCGCGCACCTGGTCCCTCGGCGCCTTCGACGCCCCGGACCTGTCGTTCAACGGCCGCGACGGCTACGGCGTCGAGTGGATCATCCGCGACCCCGCCGGCTGGTACCGGTCTCCGCCCGTGGAGCTCGGGCTGGAGGACAAGCCCACCGACGGGGCGTGGTTCGGGCGCGGCGCCTACCGGCCTCGTGTCGTGGAGATCAGCGGCGCGTTCCGCGTCTGCTCCGGCGGCATTGACGCCCTCGAGGAGACCGCGGAGCGGCTGCAGGACTGCCTGCACCCCTCGGTGGACACGCTGCTGTCGGTCACCGAGCGCATCCCGAAGCAGCTCACCGTCCGGCCCTCGAGCGAGGTGTCGATCGACCCCGTGCCCGGGCAGACCCGCGCACGCACCTTCAGCTTCGTGGTCACCGCCGCTGACCCGTTCAAGTACGCCGCCGGCATCGCCGGCTTGGAGTCGGTGCCGATGGTGCTCCGCGATCCCAGCACCGTCCGCGGCGCCACCCACCCGATGACCCATCCCCTGGACCACGGTGGTGTCGCACCCACCCTCGGCGGTCGAGCCGCCGTGGACAACATCGGGAAGCTGCCGATCGCCCCTCGCGTCCTCATCGACGGCCCGGTCCCCTCCCCGACCATCAGCAACGTCACCACCGGTCAGGCGTTCACCCTGGCCCGCGACCTGCGGCAGGGCGAGCAGGCCGTCATCGACATGGACCTGCGCACCGTGCGCATCAACGGCGTGTCCTCCTACCGGTCGAAGGCCCCTCGCTCGCGCTTCTGGGCGCTCGCCAAGGGCGTCAACGACCTGCGCTTCGAGGCCGGCGCCTACAACCCCGCGGCCCGTGCCCGCATCGAGTTCCGTCCCCGCTGGAAGTGAGCCCCAGATGACCAAGCGCGCTGTCTCCTACCTGCAGGGCCTGGAGGCCGACCCCTATGAGCTGCCTGCCGAGGACCACCGGCTCAACCAGGGTGCCCTCTGGACGCCCGGCACCAGCGGTCTGCGGCCCCGCTCCGGCATCGTCCCCGGGCCCGGCGGTCCCGCCGTGGTCACCGCGACCAACGGCGGGATCAACATCGCCGCCGGGCAGGCCGTCTGCGACGGCCGTGTCAACGGCACCCAGGGGCCCTACACCGTCACCTGGGACGCCCCGGAGTTCCGGGCCGTCCCGGCGGCCTCGGCCACCACCTACCGGCGGTTCATCGTCATCGCCCACGTCCACGACCAGGTCACCGGCGGCGACGCCGACGACACCTGGGACCTGGAGGTACTGCTCGGCGACGGTGCCGGCACGCTCGCCGCCGCCGTCGAGCCGGCCATGCCCACCACCGGCGCGACGGCGGTCCTGCGACGCGGCTCCGTCGACCCCAACGGGACCGTGTCCCTCACCGGTCTGCGCCAGTTCACCGTGCCTCGCGGCGGGATCCTGCCCATCGAGGACGGCGACACCACCCCCGGCAACGACGGCTACCGGTACCGCGACCACCCCACGCTCGGCCTGCAGCGGTGGGACGGTGCCCGGTGGGTCACCATCGTGTCTCCCGTGGTGAACGCCGGCATCAGCGCAGGCTGGGGAGGAAGCGTCTACGCGCAGCAGGTCGGCCGGTCGGTCACCGTCGACTTCGCGCTCACCCGCACCGGTGCCGACGTCAACTTCGCGGCCTGGCAGGCGTTCGTGGTCGGCGGAGGTCTGCCGGCCCGCGTCCGGCCGTCCTCGGTCGCCGTCCTGAACACCAACCAGGTCGAGTACGGGGGCTTCGGGTTGTTCATCGACGGCAACGGGGCCCTGCTGATCCAGTCCCGCTGGACCGCCCGCAAGTTCCTGAAGAACGGGTTCGCCGAGGGGACGGCCAGCTACATCGCCGCCAGCTGACCCTCCGCCCACGGACACGCCCGCCCGGCCCCGTCCGTGGCCTTCCGCGGCCCCGGGCGGGCACACTAGACGACGCTGCTGGCTCCGGGCCGGGCGTTCCAGTCGCCTGCCCGGAGCCGCCCCGTGTCCCTCGCCTCTCCCGAGATCGCCCGCGGCTGGTCCGCCGCCGACGTCGACCCGTCCGAGTACGTGGACGACGCCTGGATCGCCGCGAACACCGCGCCCGCCCTGCCGTTCTCCCAGCCCCGCCACCTCCGCCAGCGGGCGCTGCAGGCCGTGCGCACCATCGGCGCCGACCCCTACGAGGGCGCCGACCGGCTTGCCCGCGCGATGGCCGGCACCCGCACCGCGAAGCTGCCCCGCCCGATCCGGCGCACCCTCATCCAGAAGGGTGGCCTGACCCGGGAGCAGATGCGGCGCATCGCCGCCCGCACCGGCTACCCCGTCGTGGAGGCGTGGTCGGCCCGCACCGCCGGCGGGCCCATGCGCGCCGTGTGGGGGGCGCTGGTGCACCACACCGGCACCGCCTGGTCGACGCCGGGGGACTACCCGACCCTGCGCATCGTCCGCGACGGGCGCTCCGACCTCGCCAACAGCCTCTCGGCGTTCGGGCTCGGCCGCTCAGGCACCGTCTACCTGATCTCCAACCTGACCAGCTGGCACGCCGGAGCTGGGAACTGGAACGGCTGCACCGACGGCAACGGGCTGCTGGTGGGCATCGAGGCCGAGTCCGACGGCAAGAGCTGGACCGAGGAGGAGCGGGACGCCTACCCGCGGCTGGTCGCCTCCATCCTGCTGGAGATCAAGCAGGACGACCGGTTCACCACTCGGCACGCCTCCTACGCCCTCCCGAAGGGCCGCAAGGTCGACGCTTCCGCCCTGGACATGGACCGGTTCTGGCGGGAGGTGTACGCCTACCTCGCCAACCCCGCGTCCATCCACCGCGACTACGGGAAGGCCCCCGCGCCCACGCCGGCTCCCGCCGGCACGCACACCGTCGCCGCGGGGGAGACCCTGTACGCCCTGGCCCGCCGCTACGGGACGACGGTCGCCCTCATCAAGAGCTGGAACGGGCTGTCCTCGGACACCCTCACCGTCGGCCAGGTCCTCCGGGTCGCCGCGGGTGCGGCCCCGGTCCCTGCTCCCGCACCGAAGCCGGCCGCCCCCGCCCCGGCTCCGGCCGCGCCGGTCATCCCCCCGGTGCCCGCAGCGCCGAGCTGGCCGTCGCGGCTGCGCATGCCCGCCTCCCACTACTTCGGCGACGTGCGCGGCCCCTCGCAGTCCCACGGCGGCTGGGCGGCGTGGGAGAAGGCCTACGTCCTCTGGATCCAGCGGAAGCTCATCGCCCTCGGGTTCGTGCCCGGCGTGAAGGACTGGCGCTCGAGCTGGGCCGACGGCGTGTGGGGCCAGCAGACCACCGACGCGATGGCCGCCTACCAGCACCGGTGGCTGCCCCGCACGACCCTGTTCGGCCGCTGCTACGCCGACGACTACCGCATGCTCGTGGCGGCCCGCCCGTGACCCGCTGGCCCCTGGACTACCTGCTTACCCCGGTCGACGGCGGGCTCCGCTGGTCCCTGGCCGGGGTGAGCATCGGCGTCGCCACCGCGGTCGCGCTCACCCGCGCCGCCATCTCCGCTGCCCGGTGGGCGCGGTGAACGGGGAGTCCCCCTGGACCTACACGCTCACCGACATGCTCACCGGCGCCGAGCTGGCCACGCTGCCGCTCACCGGGGTCAAGTTCGGCCGGCAGGTCAACGGCGTCGGCACCCTCGACGCCTACCTGTCGCTGTCGGATCCCGAGGTGCGCGCGCTCAACCCGTGGTCGGCGACCCGGCCCCGGCGCACCGCCGCCTGGGTGGAGTACGAGCACCCCGACGGCCGGACCACCTGCCGGTGGGGCGGGCCCGTCTCCCGCCGCAAGCGGTCGTCGGGGTCCCCCGGCCTGACCTTCTCCGCCGTCACCTGGGAGGGGTGGCTGCACCGGCAGCGGCTGCTCGATGACCTCATCCCCGGCAACCGCAGCCCCCACGACGCCGCCGAGCTCCTGCTGCAGCGCATCGGCCGGCAGCGCGGCGGCACCCCCAACGGGCGCGTCATGCCCGTCATCGGCGGCGCCGGCATCGATGAGGACCGCGAGTGGCTCGCCCGGGAGGTCAAGCCCATCCTCGAGCTGATCCTCGGCCTCACCGAGCTGGAGGCCCGCACCCTCGAGGTGCGCGTCGACTGCTACCGCGACGTCGACGGCCGGTTCGCCACCGCCCTGGTCCTCGATGACGGGGACCGGCTCGGCCGCCGCTACGCCGACACGCAGCTGGAGTTCGCCTACCCCGACGGGGGCCTGCTCACCTGGGACCTGGAGGAGGACGGGTCGGGCACCGACAACGTCGTCATCGCCCTCGGCGCCGGGTCGGGGGAGGCCCAGCCGTGGGTCGCCGTGGAGGACGAAGCCGCCGGCGTGTTCGAGCTGGACTCCGGCTGGCCGTCCTGGATCGGCACCATCTCCGCCTCCGACACCGACGACGAGCCGCTGCTCGAGGCCCGCGCGAAGGTCGCCCTCCGCGCCGGCCAGGCGTCGGAGTACGTGTTCTCCGGGGTCACCGTCGAGCCCGAGCGGTACCTCGACGCCGGCGTGATCCCTGGTGACGACGTCGGCCTGGAGATCACCGACGAGTCGCTCGAGGAGTGGCCGACCCCGGTCCTGCACGTCACCCGCGTGCTCGGGGAGGACGTCACCGTCGGCGACGCCGGCAAGCGCGATCAGGTGGCGCTCACCGTCGGGGGCACCCCGTGAGCGACTTCCCGAACCCGGCGGCGATGTCGGCGTGGATGGCCGACGTTGAGCGGCAGCTGCGCAACCTCGCCACCGGCAACCGGCTGAACAAGGCCTCGGTGAAGGTGGCTCCCGGCGTCGAGGTCCCCATGCAGGAGATCGCGCTCGCCCCCGAGGTCGCTCGGGACGCGCAGGACGCCGCGGACGCCGCTGGACTCACCACGGCTGCGGCGCAGGAGCTGGCCGACGCCGCCGCCGCTCGAGCCGCCACCGCCGTCGACGCCGCTGCTGCTGCTGTCGCGGCGGCCGAGGCGGCGGAGACCGAAGCCGCCGCCGGAGACCCTGTCCGCGAGGACGTGGCCGCCGCGCAGCAGGCCGCCGACGACGCCGCGGCTCAGGCGTCCGCCGCGCTCGCCGCCGCGCAGCAGGCCGCCGCCACCGGCGGGGACGTGCAGCAGCACGCCGACCTCGCCGCCTCCGCCGCGGACGCCGCCCGCGAAGCTGCCGCGCTCGCCGGCACCACCGTGGCCTTCGCCGACGCCGACGCCGCAGGCGCCGCCGCGGACGCCGCCCAGGCGGTCGCCGACGCCACCGTCGCGCAGGGCCTCGCCACGAGCAAGGTGCGCACGTTCCGGCAGGACACCGCGCCCACCGGTGCCGTCGACGTCGGGGCCCTCTGGATCGACACCGCCAACCAGGAGCGGCAGAGCCGCTGGGACGGCGAGCGGTGGATCCTCGTGCGGGACCTGGGCATCGAAGCCGCTCAGGCCGCCGCCGACCGGGCGATCGCCGACGCCGCCGACGCTCAGGCCACCGCCGACGGGAAGACCACGTCGTACTTCCAGGCCACCGCCCCCACCGGGCTCGGCGCCGGCGACGTCGGGGACCTGTGGTTCGACACCGACGACGGCAACCGCATGTACCGCTGGTCGGGCTCGGCGTGGCTGCTGGCCGCAGACCAGCGCATCGCCGAGGCCGTGACGGCTGCCGCCGCCGCCAGCACCGCCGCCGGGAACGCGCAGAGCACCGCGAACTCCAAGATCGTCACCTACTACCAGGCCACCGCGCCGGTCTCGACCGGGCAGATCGAGGGCAACCTGTGGGTTGACACCGACGACGGGCTGCGCCTGTACCGCTGGACCTCCGGGGCGTGGACGTCGGTTCGGGACACCACCATCGCCACCGCACAGAGCCGTGCCGACGCCTCCTACACCCTCGCCAACGGGCGCAACCGCGTGTTCCCCCAGGCCACCGCTCCCACCGCCGCCGGGTCCTCCCTCATCGCCGGGGACCTGTGGATCGACACCGCCAACGGCCGGCGGCTGTCCACCTGGTCGGGGTCGGCGTGGGTGCTGCAGCAGTTCGGCACCGAGGTGTTCGCCGCCAAGTCGATCAACGCGCAGAACCTGTTCGTGGACGGCTCGATCTACGCCGCCGCGCTCAACGCCGCCGCGATCAACGGCAAGACGATCACCGGCGCCACGATCCGCACCGCCGCGTCCGGGCAGCGCATCCAGATCGACTCCACGAACGGGCTGGTCGGCTATAACTCCGCCGGGGTCGCCATGACCTCGATCAACCCCGCCACGGGTCTGCTCACAGCCACCGGTGCCAACATCGTCGGCGTCATTCAAACCGCCGCGACTGGTCCTCGCATTCGGATTGCCCAGACTCTCAGCAATGGCTCATTGGCCACGGGGGTCATCGAGTTCCTAGGGGAGGAAGGCGCCGCCGCCCCCAGCCTCACTGGATCGACTTCTCTGGCCTCGTCTCTGCTGTCGTTGAGCAATGGGGCTGGCGCGGCCATCAACATCACGTGGGCCGATGCCGATGCCGGCGGCAAGGAGAACGTGGTGGAGATCCGCGCCACGCGACTCCTGCTCCCATCTCAGACTCTCGTGCAGTCGCCGCTCACGCCGGTCACCGTCAACGGCGGATGGGGGATTCCCGCCGGGCACAAGCCGATGGTCTACAGGACCGCGCACGGCACAGCACGGCTCGTCGGCTGGTTCTTCAACGGTGGCGCTTACGCGGCCAATGCCACTCAGTTCCCCATCACGATGCCCGCAGGCTGGTGGCCCGCTCAGACTCAGGTTTTTGAGCTGCCTGTCGGCGCTGGCAACATCCGCGCCCTGTGCACGCTGCTCACAGACGGCAGGTTCCGCATCGACACCACCCAGGGCGCCGTCGTCCCGGCTGTGGCATCCCACTACCTCGACAACGTCGAGTTCCACCTCGCCTACACCGGCGCCTGACCGAAGGAGCACCCCCCCTTTGTCCATCCTCACCATCGGCGACAGCTTCACCGCACAAGCCCCGTGGAAGGTGTGGCCGACCCTGCTCGGTGAACACCTCGGGATGCCCGTGGAGAACCGAGCCGTCCCCGGCTCCGGCTTCATCGCCACCGGAATCTGGGCCGGCCGCAACCGCTTCTCCCGCCAGCTGCTCACCGCCCAGACCACCGACCCGAAGCTCGTGGTGTTTTTCGGGTCGGTCAACGACCAGGCCGCCGACAACCGGGAGCTGTGCACCACGGCCTGGGCCACGCTGCATGCCGCGAAGAAGCGGTACCCCGCCGCCAAGCACCTGTGGATCGGTCCTCAGTGGTCAGGCCCAGACACCATCCCGTCCAACGTGATCGCCGCCCGCGACGCCGTTCTTCAGGCCGTGTGGGGCCTGGACTTCGACTGCTGGATGGACCCCCTCGACCAGCAGTGGTTCCCCCGCGACCGCCCCGAGCTGTGGGACACCGACAAGTTCCACCCCAACGGGCTCGGCCAGCAGCGCATCGAGAGCCTCATCTACACGCAGGCCGCGAAGATAGTGCTTGGACGATGAGCGACACCCCCGACCCCGTTGACCAGCCCACCTTGGCCCCCACGCAGAAGTGGGTGGCCGGCGTCGGCACCGGCAGCAGCGTCCTCGCCCTCGTGTGGATCGCCGGGCTGCTCGGCGTCGACCTCACCCCCGAGACCGCCGGGGCGCTCGTGCTGCTCGCCGGCGGCGCCGCGGCGTGGCTGCGCCGCAACCGGGCCGTCGTCCTCGACGCCCTCGACCGGGACGGGAACGGCGCGCACCACGACGTCGACGGCGACGGGCTCGCCGACCGGTGACACAGCGCAGCCCCCACCGCCTGACCCGGTGGGGGCTGCGTCGTCTCGTGGAGGCGAGGCGACCACGGTAACGCCCCCGCCCCCACTACGCGAGCGGTTATGCGACCTGTACGGCCAGGCGGGGGAGCGGGTACCGTCCTCCTGCACGCCCGACTTGTCGACCAGCTGAGGAGCTGCCCGTGTCCTCCCCCCACCTCCCGCGCCGCACGCCGTCCGAGACCCAGGCCGCCACCGACGCGCTCGCCGCCCCCGGCGACTGCTGCCCCCACGGAGCCGGCCTGCACCGCGGCGACGGGACCTGCTCCCTCGTCGGCGTCGGCCACTGCAAGTGCCCCGGCTGGCGACCCCGCCCACTCGCCGCCCGAACGATCATCGGCTTCTACTGCGCCGACCCCGGCTGCCACGGCCTACACCTGCCCGACGAGACCGGCACCAGCAACGGCCGCGTATTCGGCGTCGAAGACACCGACAGGCTGCCCTGCTCCACCGAGGATTGTGGCCACGAAGCCGGAGTCCACCAAGCCCTCGACACCGCGCCCACCGGCCTCGGTCGCTGCCTGCGCGGGGACTGCGGATGCCAGGGCTGGACCTACGTCATCGCCGACGACGACGTGGTCGACGCCGAGGTCCTCGACCCGCTCGGCGACGTCATGCGCGCCGCCCTGCTGCCCTACGTCGGCGCCACCTGGACCCCAGACGCCGTCGACGCCGCGGTCATCGCCATCACCGACGGCCTCGAGCAGCACACCGACGACGTCGCCGCCTACCTCCGCCTCGACGGCCGGAAGGCCAGCGCCGGGTGGGACCTGCTCGCCGACGTCGTCAACGCCGGCGACCTGTCCCTCACCGCGCTGGCCGCCGCCCTCGAGCGCGCCCGCGCCCAGCTCACCGCCCGCGGTCTCCGATGACCACCGGCGCTCTCGCGCCACCCGCTCCCCTGGAGGACCCGCCCATGCCCCCTGCCCGCCGCCCCGCCCCGCTGGGGCTCGCCGAGATCGCCGACATGCTCGGCGTCGACCAGTCCACCCCGACCCGGTGGAAGTACCTGCGGCACCGCACCAAGTTCCCGCTGCCCGACGGGCACGTCTCCCGCACCGTCCCGTTCTGGTGGGAGCACACCATCGAAGCGTGGGCTCGGGCGACCAACCGCTGGCCCGGCGACGAGGTCGCCCAGGCCCGGGCGGCGGCGCTCGCCGTCCGGGAGGCCGCGACCGCGGAGGCCGCGGAGCGCCGCGCGGACGCCGACCGTGCCCGGGAGCGGATGGCCGTGCTGCAGCAGGAGCTCGAGGCCGCTGAGGCTGCCGCTGCAGCGGCCGAGGAACGCGCCGCCGCCCCGCTCACGTAACGCGTGGCGGGTCGACCGCATAGAGTGACCGGGCCCGTCCGGGCCCGGAACGTAGAGAGCCCCTCGCGTCGCTGCCAGGCGACCGAGGGGCGTGGACCCTACCGGGAGTCACGATCATGGTAACGCCCTGCCCCGCGACCCACCAGCCTCCCCAGCCCGAACGGGTGAGGCTCTCCGACGGCGTGCTGTCCGACTCCGAGGTCTCCGCCGGCGCTCGAGCTGTGTGGCTCGGGTTCGTCAACACCGGCACCAGCGTCAGCGACTCGCTGGTCGACCGCGCCATGCCCTTCGCCGAGGGCGACGACCGCGAGACGGTCCTCGGCTACGTGACCGAGCTGGGCCGCCGCGGCTACCTCGCCGAACTCGACGCCGTGGTCCGAGACCTCAACCGCACACCTCAGCTGCTCCGCCGCCTGGAGGCCGACCGCGCCGCGGCCAGGGCGTTCCGGCGCATCGGCGAGCGCGACGGGTTCTCCTGCCAGCACTGCGGCGTCGAGAGCGGCCTCACCGTCGACCACGTCATCGCGGTCATCAACGGCGGGACCGACGACGACGCCAACCTCCAGCTGCTCTGTCGGTCCTGCAACAGTCGGAAGGGCACCCGATGACCTTGCAGGCCCTGGTCTGGGCCACCGTCGAAGCCCCCGACGTCCCCACGCACTGCCTCGCCGTCCTGCAGGGCCTGGCCAACCACGCCAAGGAGGACGGCCGGGACGCCTACCCCTCCGTCGAGCTGCTCTCCTACTACGCCCGGAAGTCCGAGCGCGCGGTCGCCCGCGACCTGGCCGAGCTGGAGGAGCGTGGCCTCATCCGCCGTGGCGACCAGCGGGCCGCGTTTCGCATCCCGGCTCAGTACCGGCCCACAGTCTGGGACCTCGCCGTCGAGAGGAAGCGCGACGCCTACGTCCCTCGCCGCCTGCGCGGAGAGTCACCGCCTGAGCACCCATCCAGCCCTGTCGCTGGCGTCAGTGCTGGAGCGGCCAGCCCTGACGTAGGCGACGCGGCAGCCCTGACGCCTACGTCACCCGAACCAGTCACAGAACCTTCTACTCAATCTGATCTTGTGTCTCACGTAAGTACGGCGGCTCCTGCGTCGCCGGCCGCGCTGCCTGTTCGTGACGCTCCGCGACCAGCGGCCCGGCCTCCGCTGCCCCGGCCTCCGCTGCCCCGGTCGCCGCTGGCCGAGGTCGACCCCGTGCCCCGTCCGCCGTCGGGGCCGCCAGCGGAGCTGGGCGGTCCGGGGCACGCCGCGTGGCGGCGTGCTCGTGCTGCGCTGGCCTGCTCGCTATGCGACCGGGCGGGGTTCACCGTGGACGGCGTGGCCTGCTCGCACCCTCGACGGGACGACCCGGACAGCGGCTGATCGATCGGGTGTGGGTTGGGCGTCTTGTCGGACCCGGGGCCTAGCGTCCTGGTCAGGACGGCGCGGTGTTGGACTCGTCTACTGCTCGACACTCTGCTACCGTCCATGTTGAGCCGCACCGCGCGGCTCGCCTCGTGGAGGAGGACCTGTACGAATGAGCAACGATGTGGCGGTGCGTGGGCCGGCTTCGGCTCTCGCCATCGCAGATGGGCAGACCGGCTTCACCGAGACGCAGGTGGCTGCGCTCCAGCAGCTCGGCGTGAAGGACGCCGGGGAGGGCGACCTGGCGGTGTTCTTCCACCAGGCCACCCGCACCGGCCTCGACCCGTTTGCCAAGCAGATCTACATGATCGGCCGCTGGTCGCAAGAGGGCACGAAGCAGACCATCCAGACCGGCATCGACGGGTACCGGCTCATCGCCCGGCGCGCGGCTGACCGGTCGCGGGAGGCGCTGGAGTACGAGGACACCCTGTGGTGCGGCCCGGACGGGGCGTGGCGCGACGTGTGGGTGTCGACCAACCCGCCGGCCGCCGCGAAGGTCACGGTGCTCCGCAACGGTGGCCGGTTCCCGGCCATCGCGCTGTGGCAGGAGTACGTCCAGACCAACCGGAACGGCTCGCCGACTGCGATGTGGGCCTCGCGTGGCGCTGGCCAGCTGGCGAAGTGCGCCGAGGCGCTGGCGCTGCGGCGGGCGTTTCCGCAGGACCTGTCGGGCATCTACACCGACGAGGAGATGGGACAGGCCGACTCCCGCGCCGAGCAGCAGCAGGCCGGGCCCGGGCCCTCGACCACCACCACGCGGGTCACGCCGCCGCGATCAGGGCAGGTCGTGGTCGACGGCGAGGCCGGTCCTGCTGCTGCTCCGCTCGCCGCGGACCAGCCCGACGCCACCGGCCTGGACTGCGCTGCCTGGACGGCCCGCCTCGAGGCGGCCACCACGCTGGACGCCGTCCGCGTGATGTGGCGGGAGGCCGGCCCGGCTCGGGACCGGGACTGCGGCGGGAAGCTGCTGCACGTCCGCATGACCGAGCGCATGGCCGAGATCCGCGCCGACGAGGAGCGGCTCGCCGCTGCTGCTGGCGAGCCCGAGCCGGAGGAGGTCGACAGCGCGGAGGACGTCCCCGAGGGTGTGGGGGAGCCGATCGTCCGCACCGCCCCCGCCCCCGCCGAGGCCGTCGAGGGCGAGGTGCTCCCCGCCGCCGGCGCCCCCGCCGCGGAGGCCGAGCCGCAGCCCGACCCCGAGGACCTGCGGCGCATGACCGGCCAGCGCCGCGCCGTGCTCCGCGAGCTGTCCGAGCAGCTCGGCGGCGACGACCAGCGCGACTCGCACGCCGTGGTCGAGTTCCGCCAGGTCATCGAGGACGTCTCCACCGTGCGGCTGCGCACCTGGATGGGCCGCCTCCAGGTCGCTGGCCGCACCAACGCCTGACCCTGCTCGACCCGGCGGCGCGGTCCCTGACCCGGCCGCGCCGCCCCACCCACCACCAGCTGAGGAGCCTGACCACCATGACCACCACCGCGCCCGCTACCGCGCCGGGCCTCACCGTCGACTGCCCGTCCTGCGGCTCCGACCCCGGCGCCACCTGCCTCACCCCCAAGGGCCGGCCCGCCCGCACCCACGCCGCCCGGCTCTCCGCCGCCCTGACCGCCAGCCCGGACGTCGTCGTCCTGGCCGACGGCTCGACCTCCGACGTCATGAAGGAGCTGCACCTCGGCGGCGCGATCGCCGTCGACTCCGCCGGCACCGCCGAGCCCGTCCCCGCCGCCGAGCCCAAGCCGGAGCCCATCCCGGCCGGTCCCGCACTGGACGACCTGCTCGTGCGGCTGCTCGTGCTGAAGGTCCTCACCGCCCGCATCGAGGAGGCCGACGCCGACACCCGCGCCGACGTCCACGGCCAGCTCGACGTCGGCGACTCCCGCTCCGCCTACCTCACCCCCGAGGACGCCGCTGCCGCCCGCCGCGGCGAGGAGGACCGGCTGCTCGGGAAGGTCGGGCTGTCCCGCCCGTCCCGCTCCTGGAAGGTCACCGACCAGGAGAAGTTCACCGCCTGGGTGCTCGAGCACGCCCCCGACGAGATCGACCACAAGCCCGTCGTCCGCAACAGCTTCATCACCGCGGTCCTCGCCTCCTGCAAGAAGGACCAGGGCTGGGTCGACCCGCTCACCCACGAGGTCCTCATCCCCGCCGGCGTCGAGCTGACCCTCGGTCGAGCCACGCTGCAGGTCCGGCCCTCCGAGCACGCCGCCGACCTCGTGGCCGAGGCAATGGCCTCCGGCCTGCTCACCCCCGACGGCACGCGGGCCCTGCCCGCCGCCGACTGACCGAAGGGATCCCGCCGTGGTCGCCACGCGTCTGCTCGCCGAGCTCATCGACCCCGCCAACGGTCGGCTCGACGGCGTCGCGTGGCGCCTTGCGCACCGCGAGCGCGCCCCCGTCGCGCTCTGCCGCTGCGGGGGCCCCTGCGTCACCGACCCCGCCGAGCCCGAGTACCGCGAGCACTTCGGCGTCCGCTGGTACTCCCTGCGCTGCCAGTCCTGCGGCGCTTCCACCGAGGTCTCCGGGGCCCGCACGCTGCCCGTCTCCGACCGCCGGCCGTCCCTGGCCGTTGGCGCTGCTGCCGCCGTCATCGACCGGCGGATCCTGGGGGAGGGGCGGGAGTGAGCGACGGCACCCGGCTCGGCGACGACCTCGCCGAGCTCGAGCGCACCGACCCCGTCATCGCCGACGCCGCGGCCCGGCTCTCCCGCGCGATCGACCACGTCCTGCTCCGCAGCGGCCCGGACGCCGTCCCGGTCACCCGCTTCCGCAAGTCCACCCCCGATCGACCCGTCGAGGTTCTCCGATGAACGTCCCCCCGCGCGTCCTGTCGTTCGCCCTCTGCCCGTCCTGTGAGCGCATGCGCGCCGTCGTCCGCCGCGGCCCGCAGGGCAGCTACCGCACTCGCCGCCACGGCGCCTGCGGCGTCGTCGTCCTCCCCCCGCTCACCCCCGTCCGCCCCCTCTGACCAGGAGCCCACCGATGGTCCTCGCCCCACCCGTCCTCCCCGCCCGCATGGCCCGCCTCCCGCGCGACCGCCACGACCGCCCCATCCCGTGGTTCGTCCACCGCGACGAGGACGGCACCCCCGACTTCCGCGTCGTTCGCGCCGCCGGCATCCCCGAGGCCATCCACTTCAACTGGTGCTGGGTGTGCGGGCAGCCCCGCGGCCGGCACGCCGCCTTCGTCGTCGGCCCCATGTGCGCGGTCAACCGCACCAGCGCCGAGCCCCCCAGCCACCTCGAGTGCGCGGTCTACTCCGCCCGGGCGTGCCCGTTCCTGGCCACCCCGAGCATGGTCCGCCGGGAGCGCGGCATCGACACGCTCCCCGGCGGCACCCACCTGCCCCCGGCCGGGCGCATGATCCCGCGCAACCCCGGCGTCGCCCTCGTCTGGTCCTCCCGCACCTGGCGCCTGTTCGGCGACGGCGCCGGCGGCACGCTGGTCGACCTCGGCGACCCCACCGAGGTCTCGTGGTGGGCCGAGGGCCGCCCCGCCACCCGCGCCGAGGTCACGGCCTCCATCGAGTCCGGGCTTCCGCTGCTGCAGGCCGAGGCCGCGAAGGAGAAGGGCGCGACCGCCGAGCTCAACCGGATGCTCGCCGACGCCACCGCGCTGGTGCCGGCATGACCTGGCCGACCGACGAGGCCGTCGAGCAGGTCATGCTCGTGCTCGCCGTCGCCACCCGGCCCGAGCCGGGGGAGGACCTGGCCGAGGCCCTCGGGCCGTTCATCGACCGCGGCCCGGCCGCCATGTTCGGGCTCGTCTGCTCCAGCATCGAGGCCGCCAACCGCCTGGCCCCCCGGCCGCTGCGCCCCGGCGACGGGAAGTTCCTCGCCCTCGAGGTCGACCCGAAAGCCACGACCGGGGACCGGGCGGCCGGGCAGATCATCACCGCGTTCCTCAACGGGGACACCGACACCGCGGCCCACCTGTTCATGGTGCTGGCCACCGACGAGGCCCGCGCCTCGGACCTGGTCGACGTCCTGCTCTACACCGTGGGCATGGCCGCCAGCTTCATCCGGCAAAAGATGGACGCCAGCGGATGACGCCTCGGCCCCGCTGGACCGAGCAGACCCTGCCTGAGCGTCGTGTCCACGAGCGACCAGGAACTCGCCGGAACAACCTCTGGCGCATGTACAAGATCACGCCAGCCGACTACGACCGGCTGCGTATCGCTCAGGACTACCGCTGCGCCATCTGCCGTCGGCACGAGGACGAGCTGCCGGTCGTTTCGCGCGGCGGCCGACCGCGCAAGGACGGGAGCCCGTCGGCGGCTGCTCCGGTGCTGGTGGTCGACCACTGTCACGACGACGGCCGGGTGCGGGCGCTGCTGTGCCAGGGCTGCAACGTCGGGCTGGGCGGGTTCGGTGACAATCCCGAGCGCCTCGAACGAGCGGCCGAATGGCTGCGAGGTGTCCGCCGATAAACTAGATTATGTCAGGTGGTAGGTAATCCTGCCTGGTCAGCGGTTTGTCGCTAGGCAAGTGTTGCCTGTTCTGTGCGGCAGGGCTCTCTCCTGACGGCATGATTCTCGAATGATGCCGGCCGTCTCGAACCGGCGACGCGCCGTGCGCTACCTGTCACGCTCCGCTGCTGCTGGCCCGTAGCGTCGGCGGCACAGCGTCCGGGGGGTCAAGCCGACCGCCCCAGCTGTCCTTGGGCCGCATCCGGCTCGGGTGGAGGTAAGGCGTGTGAGCGTCGGCCGGGGCCACTTGTCCTCGCGCCCGGCGGCTGTCATCACTGCACGACCTGCCCCCCCGGACGCACCCCTCGAGGAACTTCCCGGCGCGGCGCGTCTAGGACTGGACACCGGCGGTGTCTAGGTCTAGCGTCTCCCTCATGCCCGCCACCGCCGTCGCCCCCGCCCAGCTCGCGCTCCCGTTCCTGCTGCCCGAGCCTCCCTCGACGGTCGACGGCGTCCCCGGCCAGCTCGACCTCGTCGCCGCCGTGTTCCAGGCGGTCGCCGAGGGCGCCTGCGGGCGCTGCGGTCACGACCGTGGCCACCACGACCGCTACGGCTGCCACCGCGTCACCGACGGGCAGCTCTGCGACTGCCGCCGCTTCACCGCCTGACCGGTCACGCTCCACCCGGCACCTGCCGATAGCACCACCACCGCACCACCAACCAGCTGAGGAGCTGCCGCCATGTCCCGCACCCTGCGCACCGTCGTCCTGTTCACCGTCCTCGCCCTCACCGGCGGCGGGGTCGCCGCCCTCCCCGACCCGGGCACCGGCATCACCGCCGCCGCTCCCGCTGTGCTCGAGCCGCGCCGCATCGACGCGATCCCCGCCGTCCAGCCCATCGCCCCCGCCGACGTGCTCGTGCTGGTCGACCCCGCCGACGACGAGTTCCTGACCGCCCTGCTCGGCGCCGACACCGACCTGCCGCCCGCCCAGGCCGCCGCCCTCATCGACCGCGGCCACCGCGTCTGCTCCGGCCTGGACGTCGGCGTCCCCGCCGAGGGCCTGCGCGACGCCCTCATGGTCGACCTCGGGCTCACCGATGACGAGGCCCGCGAGCTGCTCGCCGCCGCGGTCGCCGTGTACTGCCCCACCAACGGGTGACCAGCTTCCCCCCAGGCGCGGGGGCCCCTACCATCGTGGTCGGGGCCCCCGCGTGCCAACCTCCTCAGCTGGTCGCGCCGGGGCCCCTCCCTATGCCTGGACCACGCCGAGAAATCGTCCACTCGGCATGGACGCCGCCGCGCTCGGCGCGGTAGGGTCGTCCTGCACACACCAGCTGAGGAGCTGATCCGCATGACCGCTGCCGAGCTGGCCGCGAAGCTGCTGGCCCTGCCAGCCGACACCCAGGTCACCGTCTGGGACGCCTACGACGACGAGGAAGCCTGGGCGCATCCCGTCCTCCATGACGTCCACCCCGGGCGGGTGCTCATCACCTCGAGCGGGCGCACCGTCGCCTCTGGGCTCGCGCCGCTCTGACGTCGTCGCCCCCGGCCGGGCCGTGTCCCCGCCCGGCCGGGGCCGAGGACGCCAGCAGGCGTTCGTCCCCGCACCACCCACCAGCTGAGGAGCTGCACCCGTGTTCACGCGCACCCGTCTCGCCGTCGCCATCCTGCTCGCCACCCCCGTCGCCGTTGTCGCCGCACCGGTGGTCACCGTGACCGCCGACGCGCCCGCCGCGACCGCGTCCGCTCGCCCCGTCACCGAGGCGGAGATGGACGGGTCCTACGCCGGGCCCCAGGGCCGTCGCATCGACACCACCCGCGGCACCGCCCGCAAGGTCTCCGGGTGGGGCTGGGTCCTGTTCGGCTTCGCCAGCCTCGGCAGCCTGCTCGTCGGCTGACCGGCCTCCGCCCGCCACGCCGCGACACCCCTGGCCACGGGCCGACCGCTCCGCTCCGGGCGGCCCGTGGCTGTAGCGTCGGTGACCGCCTGGAGTTGTCACGCTCCGGGCGGTCACCGACGGTTCCGGGCCCCGTCCGGCACCCCACACCGGGAGTCCCCATGACCTCGTCGTCCGTCCGCCTCGCCGCCGCGCTGCCCGCCGGCGACCGCAACGGCCTCGCCGCCATCGCGCACGCCCTCGTGGACGACCCGTCCAGCGTGCACGTCGCCATCGTCCTGCTCGACTGCTCCCGCCTCACCACCAGCGTGGACGACGGCAGCACCCTCCCCACCGCCCGCATCCGCGCGATCGAGCCCATCAGCGAGGGCCCCGACGCCACCGAGCTGCGGCGCCTGCTCCGCCGCGCCGTCGAGAAGCGCACCGGCATGACCGAGCTGCCCCTCGAGCTGGAGCGCGCCTTGGACGAGCTCGGCGTGCACGCTGAGCTCGTCCGGGAGCCCGACGCCCGCGAGCGCGCCGCCGGCGACCGGGACGACCGCCCCGGCGTCCGCGTGCTCGGCGTTGTCGGCGACCGCCCGGACGACGCCGACCCGGGCGAGCCGGAGCGGCCCCTGCCCGGCCTCGCCCACGACCCCACGGTCGACGCACCCGACGAGCCCGACCCGGCCGACGAGCTGGCCGCCGACGACCCGCGCCGCAACCCGATGGGCTCGGGCGGGCTGTTCCGCGAGGCCCCCATCACCCGAGACGACGACGAGGAGGGCGACCAGTGAGGAGCGTCCTGGCCGTCGCCGCGGGCGCGCTGCTCGGCGCTGGCGGGCTCGCCACCGCCTTCGCGTGGCCGTGGCTGCGCGAGTGGTTCGGCCCCACCCCACGCCGATGAGCGTTCTGGCCGACGTCGGCGACGCCGCCGCCCTCACCGGGCTGCTCGGCGCCACCGGCCTGCTCGCCCACCGCGCGGTCGCCCGCTGCCGCGCGTCGATCGCCGCCGGCAAGGCCCGCGCCCGCCGCCGCGCCGACATCGCCCTCCAGGTCGAGGCCGTCCGGCACCCGTGGGAGCGAGACACCGACCGGCTGGCCGCCGCCGTCGCCCCCCTGCTCGACCCCCTCGACCCGCTCGGGCGCACCGCGGCCGGCGCGACCGTCGGGTTCGGGGACTCCCTCGTCGCCGAGGAGCGCATGCGCCTCGCCCTCACCTCGCTCCGCCCCGCAGAGGAGATCCCCTGGTGACCACCACCGCGCCCCCGCTCCGCGTCACCGTGCTCGGCGACCCCGTCGGCCAGGGCGCCGTCCGCGGCGGCGGCACCGACACCGCGGCCGACGGCACCCGCACCCGCCGCGCCGCCTACCACGCCAACGGCAAGCGGCTCCGGCCCTGGCGTGCGCTGGTCATCGAGGCCACCGAGAAGGCCATGGCCGGTGCCGGGCAGACCGCACCGCTCGACGGGCCGCTGCACCTGGACGCCACGTTCCGCTTGCGCCGGGGGAAGACCGTCACCCGCGAGCTGCCCACCGTGCCGCCCGACCTCGACCACCTGATCCGCGCGCTCGGGGACTCCCTCACGAAGGCCGGCGCGATCGCCGACGACGCCCGGATTGTCTCGCTCCGCATCCTCGAGGTCTACGCCGCCCCGCCCTACGACGTCGGCGTCGAGTTCACCGTCCGCCCCATCGTTGGGGCCGACCTGTGACCAGCCTGTCCTCGTGGACCGTCCGGCCGCTGACCCAGCCCGACCGCATCCCCGCCGGCAGCCAGCTGTCCCCCTTCCACTCGTCCTGGACGAGCACCGTCGCCGTCCTCCTGCGCGAGTTGTCCTACCTGCGTGCCGAGCACGTCCTGCTCGAGCTGGAGGTGGGTCAACACGCACCCGCCCGCGTCGACGCCACCGTGCTGGGCAGCCTCGGCGCCGACGGGCCCTGCGTCCGGCTCTCCTTCGATTCCCGCCACGGACCCCTGTCCTACGGCACCGGTCGGTTCACCACCGAGCCCCCGCACCTGCACATCGCCTGGCGGCTCAACCTGCGCGCGATCGCGCTCGGCCTGGAGTCGCTGCGCCGCGTCGACCGGTACGGCATCGCCCCCGCCGGGGAGCAGTACTCCGGGTGGCTCACCCTCCCCGCCGGGGAGCCCGCCCGCTCCGCCCGCGAGCTGCTCGCCCTCACCGGGGCGACCGCTGTCACCGTCACCCAGGTCATCGCCGACCGCGGCACCTTCCAGTCGCTGTACCGCGCGGCGGCCCGCCGGCACGACCCCGATGCCGGCGG